TAAAAGGGACTTGTGGGCTTCTGTAGGGCTGTGAGACGATTTTGTTATACTCCTTAATAGTTAAAATATACCATTTGGTGGCGTATTTCTCTCCCAAAATACTATCTTTGTTTTACAAATGATTTACGAAAATAAAGATAGCTATGGCAACAGTTTCCTGGGTAGTTTTTAAGCATCATAAAAAATCTGACAATACGTATAATCCGAAGATTAGGATTTCCCATAATCGTACCTCATCTTATATCTCTACTTCTATATACACAGAATTAGTTAGATTTAAGAGAAATTCCGCATCAGGTACGATAACCTCTGAAAAAATAAAGGAAGAGTTAGACGGATTGGTTAGAGAATATCGCCAAATAATAAATGAACACCAAGATGTAGTTAATGAGTGCGAAACTTCCAAGGATATAGTTGCAATGATCGAAAGGAGGAAGCAGAGGAAAGAAATAGATTTTATTGAATTTGCTAGAATGTTTATTGAGAAAACACCAAATGAAGGAACAAAAACAGTCAAGACGACTGGTATTAATTCCCTTTGCCATTTTCTTAATCATAAGAATGGTAATGAGAAACTTCTGATAAAAGATTTAACATCACGCTTTTTGCGTGAATATGAGGCATGGTTGAGACAAGAAAGATATATAACCGTTAGGCAAAATAAAACGGCTAAACAAGCATATAAAACAATAAAGAAATCCGCTTTAAATGATACTGGGATACATTCCTATATGGGAATCATTCAATCTGTGTTTAATGCTGCTTTACTTCATTTTAATGACTATGAAAAAGGAGATATCATTATTACCAATGATCCGTTCAAAGTATATACTATACCGGCAGTCTTAGAAGCAAAGAAAAGAGCGGTAGATGTTGATATAATCAGGAAAATCTATAATTACTCTCCAATAAATAAGCGAAAAAGGACTACTATGTTTACTCGTGATATTTATATCTTGTCTTTCCTTTTGGCAGGAATGAATGCGGTTGATATGCTTAATTGTCGAATGGTTAACGGGAGGATAGAGTATGAGCGTCAAAAGACAAAAGATAGAAGAAAGGATAATGCTTTCATTTCCGTGTATGTTCATCCGTTAGCACTTCCGATTATTAATAAGTATCGCGATCTATCCGGGAAGAATTTGTTTGATTTTTACAAAAGATATAGCAATGTGAGAAACTTAACCAAAGGAATACATCGAGGTATGAGATCTTTGTGTGAGGAACTGGGGATAGATTACATTCAATTCTATTCAGCCCGGCACTCTTTTGCTACTATTGCCCGCAATGAGTGTGATATAAGCAAGGATGATATCTCTTTGTGTCTGAACCATTCTTCAGGGAAGACGGTAACGGATACTTATATAAAACAAGACTTTTTGAGAATAGATAAAGTTATAAATAAGGTGGTAGAGTATGTTTTCAAAATAGCTGAGGAGTCGAAATAAGTGATAATATTATGAACTATTGGTATATCTAAGAATTTCAATAGTTCATAATATTAATACTGATATATAGTACTTCATTGGATAATTTCAACATTTAATAAAAAGGGGTGATTGAGCTATAGCAAGGCGTCGCTAACGATATGCTGCTTAACTATCCATAAACTTCTAACTTGCTCTATCTCTATATCAAAATCATCAAATTCCTCACTATTGATAGAATGAGCGATCCAGTATCTGCAAGACAGTGATTGCTCTTTATACCTGCGCAATACTTTAATATGCCCATGGTATTCTCCCGTGTCTTTGTCCTCTATTACTATTCCAAATATATTTCCAAACGGAATCATGTTTGGATTTTCTCTTGGGAGTGTATATCTCTTTAAAGCGACCCAACATCCGGAAGGAAGAGTAGGGGACATAGAACGTCCTACCACTTGAGCGATGCCTTCACAATCTTTACAGTCCGGCAGATACCAGTATCTTGTAATATCTTCTGTAGCATTGATTAACTGCGTTTGCCCAGCTGCAAATCTGAAGCTAACTTGTGGTAGCAAATGGAATCCTCTTTTCTTTGCATCTCGATATTCTTCTTCTGATGTGATTGATATACCAGAAGTTATTGGAATATTAGGGATTTCCTCATTGGGCTTTTTTAGAGGTTCTCCTCGTCCTGTTATAATATAATCAACATTTGCATTTTCATACTCCTCACATATAGCAGCAATTTTATCAATGGATGCATTTTGTATTCCATTTACGATTTTCGATTTTAATGTTTTATCTATTTTAAACTTATCTTTAAGCTCTTGATTGCTGATTTGCAACTCTTCAATAACTTCCACAAAGCGTTGAGAACGTAATTTGTCTTTTTCTTCCATGATGATGATTTTTTATTTGTTGGTTGATAATATATCTACTATATTTGCATCGTAACAAGTTGCAGATGTTACAGAGACAAAGTGGTTAAACTTTCCTCACAAGAGGTTTAATATATGGTATCCGTAGTAGCTGCAACCTATTGCGGATATTTTTATTTGAAATTAATAACAAACGTATAGCAGCAATGAAATCAAAATTGAAGCGGAAGATAAATAGAATAGCCACTCACATAAGGAGAAGATTGATAGCCTATCGATGGCTAAATGGCCATTATGGTAAATGCTATCTATTTGTCCCTTCTGAATTTTGTTTAAAATCCGATTGCGGGTATTTGTCCTCTCATATAGGCAAATACATCCGAAGAAAATGGATAACAGAGTTGATATTGCTGCGGCACGAAGATACACCTCTGTGCGAATCGTGTCCGATGAGAGGCCGAAGACCACCGCCACAAATGCCGCTTGTACAGTCACCAAAGAGCGAAAAAAAATGTATTTCTCTATCTCTAATTCTTTACTTGTTTCTGTAATCATAAAAAATAACAATTATATATGAATAAATTTTTTCCTTCTAAAAACGATAAATTAGGTTAGGCATGCTGCATTGTAGGATTTGCTTCCGCTATATTTGCTTTTTCTGTTATCATTACTGATATAATTATAAAATTACCAAAGAACTAAGATCAAAGAATTATGAATGAAAAATTAAACCTATCTCTCGATCTATGCAATTCTGATGAACAAATCAGAATGAGTTGTTTAAAGTACGCAGTTTACGTTTACGAGGCTCAACATATGATGGGCAACCCTTTGGACTTTGCGCAAGTTTTTTACGATTGGGTTACTTCTCAAGAGGAAAAGCGACCGGAATAGAAAAGCTTATTGTACTTGTAGTGGAATTGGTAGTTTCATTGCCAATTCCAACTCTTGCAATACTAATTTTTAAACCTGCATTAGCTTCATTCTTTCCAGAAACAACTACGCTTAGATTGAAATCTACGTTTCTTACCATTTTCCCATCTTCTGTAATGGAATATATTTCTCCTCTATTAGAAAATCTAGAAGGGCAAACAATCGCCCCACTATTACATTTCTCGCTATTAATTTCGATAACAGCATCTGTGATATCTCCTATCACTTCTTTGATAAATTCTTTTATTTCCATGATTCTATATAATAATGTATAGTTCGGTCTAATAGTTAAATAATGTTTTGGGTAGATAAAATATCAACCTTTATTTTGTGGTTGATATTTTATCTACTATATTTGCAATACAAATATATTTTATACAAATAAAAGCATAAAATTTGGCAGAAACAATAGTAATAATCAAAAATAGGTAAGACAATGAAAAATAGAGATTACGCTTTAGTAAGAAATGGTAAATATAACATGAAAGCCATCATGCAGAGAGCTTGGTTGTATGTACGCCAATATGGTTATTCTCTGAAATCTGCCTTGCGTACTTCTTGGGTGGACGCTCGCCTCAAAATGGATGAATATGTAGCATCATTGAAGCCGAAAGCGATTGAGTCTAAACAGGGAAATGTGCTGAAAGCGTTCTTTGCCGATAAATATACCAATTACGATAGTTCTTGGAGATAAGATATAAATCCGCAAAAAGGTGGTCTTCATAATCCGACATAAGGCTCCTACAATGTTCAGCGCTGATAGTAAGGGAAACCAGTCGGGCGGATTTGGTAACAAGCTTGCGTAGACGTAGAGAATATTCTACGCAAGTACAAATGATTAGTTCTTTGACAAGTTTGTGAAGCGTAAATACAGCTAAAAATATAACCTGTATCTATGAACGTGCAACGAAGCACTAAAAATAGGAGACACTGTTTTTACGGTGGGCATGCTACGATTGGGTAGAAAGCTTTACGAAGATTGTATAGTCCGAAAAATCGTCTTTATCAGTAAGAAAACGGGAGTAGGCGTCCGTACGCTATCTATATACAAGCTCATAGTTATGCGTGAAGCAGGTGATCGAATTACTCTATGAGCACAAAAAATACTGGTATAAAAGTGAAAATTGAACTGAATAATAGTTCTATTTAGAGCCCATAGGAGCTTTTATAACAGAGCCCCAAAATATAGAATGAGGTTTGTCTTTTTTATACGAAGTTTTTCTACTGATCAAAACACTTCTTTCTCTCTTTATGGTAGAAAACACTTTTTTTGATTTACTATTTTTAAATCCTAAAGCTTTTGCATTAAAAGCTAATTCCAGGGCTTTTTCTGGAATAACTTCAATATGGATGCGTCTGATATGGATTAATACAGATTCATATCTAGGTAGTACTTTCCTACATATTGGACATAGTATTTTCATATTGTTTCTTTATTTTTTAATGCAAAAATATTTGTTTTTTTAGAATAAAATCTCGTTTTGTAATATTTAACATATATCCCGCACAGACAGTTTCACTGTTTGCGTGATGTCTTGATCGGATCAAGGTGCGGGAACCAACTAATACTTATATAATATGAAACGTACCCCATTACTAACAATCTGGGCAATATCTCTTGCCATGACAATATTGTTCGCAAATGAATTAAATGTTATTTTTTGGCTTTCTTTTGTCACATTTACATTGTGTTCTCTATATATAGAGAAGAATACTAAAAGACTAGAGAGAGAAGAGTAATTAGCTACTTAAAAACTTTTTGTTTTGTCGTGTTTTTATTTTGTGTTTGTGTGTTCGGGGTGTATTGTCTGTGAAGATAGTGCATCCCTTTTTAAATGGAAAAATGAAAATAATAAAAATATACTTTAAGGAGATATCGTCGTTCGTGAGAATATTGATATCTGTTGTATTTCAATGTAAAGCCCTGTATCTAAAGTGATACAGGCAAACGGGCAATTAGTTTAATGGTTAGAACGTACTCTCACGGGTGAAAAAGAGGTTCGATTCCTTTATTGTCCACAAATTAATATTTAAATATTTGTATTATGAAAGGAATAAAAGGAAAAAAAGGATTTGATAAAAGCAAGGAAAGGATACGTATAGAAGAAAAACTTCTAAAGAAAGAAGACGCTATTAAATTTGGTCATAGCGATGAAATGTTATTAAAAATACGTAGAATCACTATCGAACTGAATAGAAAAGCTAGAGAAGAGAGAATTATTGAAAAGAGACAACTTTTATATAAAGTGGTGAACAATAAAGAAGCCGGATATATTCAGGTTGTCAGAAACTATTAAATTATGGATGCTGTTGTACAATACGCTATAGATCAAGGCCTAAAAGTGGGAATTGAAGCTTTTGAAAAATGGAGGGATGATTTTCTAAACAATCCATCTATAGTAGTACCAAAGTCAAAAGCTGAAAAATACGCAGGTGGTCGAATGGTTCTTGAAAATTTGAGAGAGAGAGGATTTATATCTCCTTATCAGTTTGGAATCGAAGTTGTAACAGATGAAGAAGGTAATATTATTACCAAGCCCAAAGGATACATTTATTATAAGCGATGTGAAATAATGAAGGCTATAGAAAATGGTAATATATTGAAATGCCTTCAAAAACGAAAATAATCTATTGTTTAACTATAATCCCGGAGTAAGGACTCCGTGCGGTATCCAGTCCGCTATTTAAGTTTTGAATTATCCCCGTATGGCTTTGCTGTCCGGGGCTTTTTGATTAACCACTTTAATAATATATAATCATGAAAAAGAAAGTAATTGTAAGAGGAAATTATTCCGGTGTATTTTTTGGAGAGTTAGTAGAAAGAAATGGTAGAGAAGTTAAGCTCGAAAATTGTCGTAGATTATGGTATTGGGACGGTGCTGCTAGCATATCGCAATTAGCGATCAATGGTACGACTAATCCAGGTGAATGTAAATTCACTGTTACGGTTCCAGAGATAGAGATTCTGGATGCAATTGAGATTATTCCGTGCTCAGATAAATCTGTTAAATCTATCGAAAGTGTTTCAGTATGGGCAAGGTGATGGAAGATAGAATAAAACAGTTTCTGAGTATTAGCTATGGCTCTGGCGATGGCTATGGCTCTGGCTCTGGCTATGGCTCTGGCTCTGGCTCTGGCTCTGGCTATGGCTATGGCTCTGGCTATGGCTATGGCTCTGGCTCTGGCGATGGCTATGGCTATGACATAAAATCTGTAAATGGGAATACTATTTATATAGTAGATAATATACCTACTATAATTACAAATGTAAAAGGTAACATTGCAAAAGGATTTATCCTCGGTTCCGACTTATCTCTTACTCCTTGTTTTATAGTAAAAGGGAATGATCAGTTTTCTCATGGTAATACTCTACACGAGGCATTTGAATCTTTGCAAGAAAAGCTTTATGATGATAGTACAGAAGAGGAAAGAATTGATAAGTTTAAAGAGCATTTTTCTGACTTTTCAAAAAAATACTCTGCTAAGGAATTATTTATATGGCACAATGTGCTTACTGGGAGCTGTAAAGCTGGGAGAGAGTCTTTTTGTAGGGATAAAGGTATAGATGTAGATAATGATAAGTTTACCGTCTATGAGTTTATAGAACTAACTAGAAATTCGTACGGCGGTGAGGTTATCCGCAAATTATCTTGATTTAATCCCGGTGTCCGTTGATTCGGTATCCGGGAACTATTTTAACCACTTTAAATAATATATGATATGAAGGAATGGAATGATAATTGTCTTGAACTTTACGATAAGATAAGGCAAGTTCCAGACAATGCTAAAAAAACAATTTCAGCAGGTCGTTTAAAAGGAAAGACAGATATCAATCCTATGTGGAGAATTAAAACTCTAACAGAACTGTTTGGCCCTTGCGGATTTGGTTGGCGTTATGAGATTATAAAAATGTGGAATGAACAAGGTGCAAATGGAGAAATATCAAGCTTTGTGCATATCAACCTTTTCGTCAAATATAATGGTGAGTGGAGTGAAGGAATACAGGGGGTTGGAGGAGCTTCATTTGTTGTTAACGAAAAGAATGGAGCATATACGTCAGACGAATGTTATAAAATGGCTTTAACTGACGCTATATCTGTTTCTTGCAAGGCTTTGGGTATGGCTGCTGATGTGTATTGGGACAATGATTCTACCAAGTATAATAAATCACAAATAGAAAATGATAATCGCAAAGTTTTAAACGCTTCTCTTCTCGGAAGAGAAGATTTGATGAAATGGATTTATAGGAATGAATCTTTTGCAAGAGAAAATAAACAACGTTTTTCTATAATTAATTTGATAGAGAAGAATTATAGATGTACGAATGATGATATAAATAAGATTTCCGAAAATTATTATCAATATAAAGTAAATCATAATCTGCAATGAGTAATAAACTAATAATCAACAGAATCCCATCTTCCAAAACGGAACAAAAAGAAATGGCTAATGATTTTATTTCCAAAGTTATTGATGGTGATATAAATCCGATTGATGCAGTGGTTCAGATGAAAAGTATTTCTGAAATAATAAATACGTTTCTAAAGGATGAAAGCATAAAAGATGCAGTAATACAAGAATGCGAGAAATATGGGAAAGGTGAGTCTCCCGGCTATTTAGGTGCAGTAATCCAAATAAAGGAAACTGGTGTTAAATATGATTTTTCTGTTTGTAACGATCCGGTTTATGAACGTCTTGTGGAGGAAAGAAAGATTATAGATGAACAATGTAAGGAAAGGGAAAAGTATTTGAAGACACTCTCAAAATCTAAGACAGAAATTGATGAGGATACAGGATATATATTTCAATTATTTCCTCCTGCTAAACAAAGTACAACATCATATAGTATAACCTTTAAAAAATAAAAGAAATGATTCTAACAGGTAGTATTTGTCTTTCGGATATCCCGAAAGAATTATTCAAAAAAGTAGAATGTAAGGATGGTAGTACTAAAATATATCTCAATGTAGCTATATTAGAAAGGAAACGACCATCTACGTATGGTCATACTCATGTCATGAGTTGTTCCCCTAAACAGGAAGAACGAAAAGACGGGGTAAATTACTTTTGTGGTGATTTTAAAGAATATATTCCACAACCTAATGTTCCAACTGCTGAACAAATTGATTCGGCTCCCAGCGTTTCACCAGCGGATGATCTTCCATTCTAAAAATGTTATACGATCTTTCTAATCCATTGCAAGCGGAACAGTTTAAATCTCGTTCCGCTTTGCTTGTTAAAAACGGAAAAATAGTAGAACTTACAGAGAAGAAGCCTAAAAGAAGCCTGAATCAAAATTCTTATTTATGGCTTCTTATTGGATACTGGGCTACGCAAACAGGATATACAAATGATGAAGCAGAGTCAATATATAAGGAAATAAACAAGGACATTTATTTTGTAGATAAAGAAATAGCTGGTGAGAAAGTGAGATACATAAGGCATACTTACGAGCTTGACACGAGAGAAATGTCGCTATCTATAGAAAGATGGAGAAATTGGTCTGTAATGAATGAAGCTTTTTCTGTATATCTCCCTGCCCCAAACGAGGAACGACTAATACAACTGATGGAAATTGAAGTTGGAAGAAACAAAGAATTTGTATAAAAATAGTTATTTATGATGCACACATGGTTTGAAGTGAAAATCCGTTATGAGAAAGTAGCGGAAAATGGAATGCAGAAAAAGGTTACAGAACCTTATTTGTTTGATGCTCTGTCTTTCACAGAGAGTGAAGGTAAATGTATTGAAGAAATGACACCCTTTATCAGTGGGGAGTTTACAGTTTCTGATATAAAGAGAGCTAATTATTCGGAGATATTCTTTTCTGAAGAAGAATCGGCTGATCGCTGGTTTAAATGCAAATTGGTATTTATCACGCTTGATGAAAAAAGCGGTGCTGAAAAGAAAACATCTACTCATGTACTTGTTCAGGCTTCCAATTTAAGAGATGCTGTCAAGAAGCTAGACGAAGGCATGAAGGGGACGATGGCAGATTATCAAATAGCATCTGTGTCTGAAACGCCTATTATGGATGTATATCCTTATGAAGCAAAGGAATAGCTTTGTTAACCTTTTTACCCCAGCCTGCTTGTCTGTGAAGATTGGCGGGCGAACATGGAGATGCGCAGTGGAGTGCTTTTGACTTTCGAGAGGTGCACATGTTAGAAAGTACGGTACGTGAGATATAAGGAGTAATTAACCTTGGAAGTAGCGCAAAAGGATTTAGTCCTTGATTGGGTGTTCGAATCGCCCCGTCTCCACATGAAAATAACAATCACCAAACAAGAATGCCAGACGATAGTATGGAATATAAGACAATAATCAAAGGGAACGCTCCTTCTAAGGCTAATTGCTATAAGATAGTATCAATCAACGGGCACGGATGCCTAGCCAAAACTCATTCCTTGAAAAAGTATGAGGAATCCTTTATTTGGCAGGCAGGAAAGTTGAGGGATTTGAATATCAACGAGCCATTTGAGTTCTATATTGATGTGTACTACCCAAGTAAACGGAGCGACCTTGATAATGTATTAAAGCTACAATTAGATGTGCTTCAGCGAATCAAATGCATTAAGAACGACAATAATTGTTGTCTTATTCATGCACGCAAGTTTGTAGACAAGGAAAATCCACGTGTGGAGATAACGATTAGGACTTTGGATTAAAAAAATAAGATTTTCATTTGGTATTTTGAAATTTGAGTGTATCTTTGCGGTGTTCACGCCAAGAACAAGACTTATGAAAGAGATTAACGTGCATATTTTTATGTTCGTTTGTAAGCGTAATATTGCAAAAATATAAGGCTATCAAATCCCATTGGATGCTCGTTATCTCTAACAGTGTCGGTTCTTGGCGGAACGGGAGGCGATAGCCTTTCTTGTTTTTAATAACTCAAATTTCGTTCAATGCCAAGAACCAACGAAGTCAGAGTTAAGGTGAATAATAGTAACCTTATTACATCTGCGCCCAGCAGTGCGAAAACTGTATCTTATGAAAATTTCTTAATCGAAAAGAATTGCAAGAATGAAGCTTATGCCTTCATCCTTTCGCAAGGATTATTTCGGCAATTCCAGGATTACCATTTTAGTCATCATTCGGATGATCCGCACAAGGATTGTCTAAAGTTCTTGTTGTCGAATATTTAAATTCTAACTAAATGGCGGAATGAGAGACTTCCGCCTGTATCGCTATTGTCTAAAATCAAATAATATGAATACTAATCAAATCTTCCAATACAACGGAAGTCCTATCACTTTTCATAAAGGTGATAATGTAATGGTAAATGCAACCGAAATGGCTAAGCCTTTCGGGAAATCGCCAAAAGATTTTTTGAAAACAGAGCAAACGAAGACGTATGTCAAAGCATTAAGCGAGGTGAGAAAAATCCTCTCGTCTGATTTAGTGCAAGTTATCTATGGTGATAATGGCGGCACTTGGATGCACGAAGATGTAGCCTTAGTGTTTGTTGAATAAAAAATAAAATTGCGATATTATGAATGCTTCAATTATCAAATTCGATTACAACGGTAATCAAATTCCTTTTGAAAAAGGAGATGATGTAATGGTGAACCTTACAGCTATGGCGAAAGCCTATCCGGAGAAGAACCTATCTACAATTGTTAACTCGCAGGAAATCAACGAGTATTGTGCATCTCTTTCCAAACTAAAAAATTTTAGTTTGGCTGATTTACTGACAGTTAAGAGAGGTGGAGACAACCCCGGCACTTGGGCGCACCGTCTTGTCGCTATCCGTGTCGCTCAAAAACTAAATTCCGATTTAGCTGTATGGGTGGATATGAGAGTGGACGAACTACTTAAATACGGTATGACCGCCACGCAGCCTACCTTGGAGCAGATGATTAATAACCCCGATCTAGTTATCAGTCTTGCCACTCAATTAAAGAGCGAACGTGAAGAGAAACAAAAGATCGTTTTAGAAAATCAGTCGCTGAAAGAACTGAACGAATCTCAACGACCTGCGGTCATTTTCACGGAAAGTGTAAAAATAAGCAATACGAATATCCTTATTTCAGATTTAGCGAAGCTTATTACGCAAAATGGACATAAAATAGGGGAAATAAGGCTATATGAATGGATGGTAGATAATGGGTATCTCATACGAAGGAAGAGATGGAGTAACTCTAAGCAGAAACATGAAAATTATTATACTCCGACCCAAAGGGCGGCAGAAATGAAACTTTTTTGGGTGTCTGAAAGAATTATATCAAATCCTGGGCATCCGCAGTTTACTAAATTTACATGTTATGTAACCGGAGAAGGGCAAGTCTATTTTATTAACAAATTTAATAAATTAAAAGTAGCATAAAATGAAAATAGATGTACGAACGGTATACCACTGTGAACATTGCAAGAAAATCTCCCTTAGTAAGGGTGCTATGACATTGCATGAGGATAAGTGTAGGTTTAATCCTCTAAACAGATCATATTGTATAGGATGCAAACATCTTTTGGTGGAAGCTGTAGAGTATAGCAACACCGATGAAGAATTTACAGGAGTAAGACCTCGTCGCAAATTCACATGCAATATAGATGGTAAGGTAATGTGTCATCCGAAGATTAGGACATTTAGCAAAGAAAGGCAAGAATTGATAATGAGTATTTCTCAAAAAATAATGCCTAACATGAATGAAGAATGTCGTTTTTATGAAGATGCGGGTATTCCTTTTTGATGTAACCAACAGGGCTACCTACCAGTAGCCCTACAACAATATTAATCATGAAAAAGAAATCAGACAAGCAAGTTATCCGCCCAGATACTTGCGCAAAATGCAATAATGGAACTATTGTTCCCACAGCCAAGGGAAATCCACGTATTGCCTACTGTTATAAGCTTAAACGGCGTTTTGTCGCTGATAGTAAGAGAAATTGTATTCATGCGTATTAATTAAACAATTATGGCTGGAAGACCTACAAAGCAGGGAATAGATTATTTCCCTATGGATGTTGGTTTCTTTACAGATGTTAAGATAAGAAAGATATCACGGGCCTGTGGGTCTCAATCTACTTCTATACTTATTTGCCTGCTGTGTAATATCTACAAGGATGAAGGGTATTACATTTTGTGGGACAAAGATTTGCCTTTTGTTATTGCTGACACAGTTGGGGTTTCCGAGGGCGCAGTAAAAGAAGTTTTGATAAAATCATTACAGGTTGGTTTTTTCGATCAGGAACTTTATGAGAAATATAAAATACTCACATCTTCTGGCATTCAAAAGAGATTTCTTCTTGCTACTTATCAACGCAAAGAAACGACTATTATCCCCGAATATTTAATTAATTGTGCAAACAATTCAATTAATTGCACAAATAATTCAATTAATCATAGCGATAATGAACAAAGTAAAAGTAAAGTAAAAGTAAATAGAAAGAAAAGAAAAGAAAAGGAAAATAATAAAGAAACTTCTCCTAACGGAGAAGAAAAGAAAGACGAGCTTTCTTTGTCCCACTCCCAAAAAATTGATTGGGTAGGTTTGATGAATTGGTATAATAGCTTGTTTAGAGATAAGCTTCCGGCTATAAAATCAATGACCGAAACACGGAAGAAAGCAGTTAAAGCACGTATAGCCCAATACGGCAAAGAAAGCATTAGAACTGTATTTAACCTTGTGCTTCAAAGTTCTTTTCTCCTCGGGGGCAATGACCGCAACTGGAAATGTGATTTTGATTGGATATTTAAACAAGCTAATTATACAAAGATACTGGAGGGAAATTATAATGGAAAACGAGCTGATACTGCGACAACAAGAAGGGAGTCAGTTAGCCGCCTTAAGCAACTCGCCGGAGCAATACTGCAAGGCGCTGAATCCAAGAAGGATTGAAGACGTATTTCTTTCCCATGAACCTTTGATTGGGACTATAATTAAGAATCTTGGAGAGACAAAAGCTCGTGCAGCAGTAGTATATCTACTAGCTGACGCATTAGAATTCTTCAATGCAGCAGAAACGATGTCTGATGTCCAAGTTGCAATGACCGTAGATCTGATTATTGAGGAATATGCATACATGAAACTGGACGATATCAAGTTGTGCTTTAAAAATGCTATGAAGATGAAGTATGGCAAGATATATAATCGCATTGACGGTCAAGTTATTATGAGCTGGTTTAAGGAATACAATAAAGAGCGTTGCTCTACTGCTGATAATCAGTCATATAACGAACATAAAGCTCACAATGCAGAAGAAGCCAAGCCGACGAATGGCTTGTTTTATGAGGAATATCGTGCTGAACTTGAATCAAGAGCTAAAGATGGCGATGAAGAAGCTATAAAGGCTTTGGAGCTTTCCAACAGTATATCTGAAATGCTATGTCAAAGAAAGTTTGTCAAGCAAAAGGAGAATCTTGATAAGTTTTACACGTCAGATAGCAAAAGAAATGTTTAATGTTATAACACATAAATCATGCTAATAGGAACAACAAATCTTAATACGACTCTCAACTTGACGTATGTGTTGACAGATGTCGTAGAAACTCTTCTCCTTGACATGAGAAGTGAAATGAAAAAACAGGGCTATGATTTGCGTTACGATGCCAAGCACAATTTCAACACGGCGATAGCAGCTATACGCCGGCTGAAGCAAGATGTAGACAAGACCCAGCTTTCTACTCAGGAGAACTTCGGAAACGACTCAGACTGTCTCCTTGCCTTCATCAAGCTGCTGATAGATCGCTGCGGTGACGACGACAAGGAAGAGGTAGCAGAGAAACTGGCTAAATGTGGTATGGTCGTAGTACAAGATGAAACATTCTATGTGGAACCAAAGAAAGAAGATCAGGTGTCCTAAATACTCATATGCTCCCATCGGTAGCCGGTGGGCAGTTTATCACTGGTTGGAGATAGGAGATATCCTCGAGGTAGACAAGGTTGGTGAATTCCCCACCAGTGAAGAAGCACGCAAAGGATGCTACCGGCTTAACGGCTGGAAATATGAAGAACCTGAGAAGAGAAAAAATAACCTCAAATATTAATAATTTAATTTTTTTACATTATGAATGAAATTTATTGGATGACCGTAGTTGGTAACCTGTCCACCGCCTTTATGGTCGTATGGATTGTAGCTTTGATAGTTATCGTTATCATGCTGTTTACTCTGCTGGTAACGGAAGGTGATATAATAGAAGATGAGGGTGGAAAACACAATTTTTTTAAATGGTTAAAACGCTTTTTTGTCTGTGGTGTAATAGCAGCGATGGCGAGTATTTTCATTCCATCGACCAAAGAAATGCTTCTTATCTATGGTGTCGGTGGCACGATTGACTATATCAAGACGAATGATACAGCAAAGCAGCTTCCGGATAAGTGTATCAAAGCGCTTGACCGTTTTGCTGATAAATATATTGACGAACCTGAAAAAGATAAATAATTATGGGAATGCACACATGGTTTGAATGTAAGATCCGTTACGAGAAAGTCGTTGAAAACGGAATGCAGAAAAAAGTGACTGAACCTTATCTGGTAGATGCTCTCAGCTTCACGGAGGCGGAAGCACGGATAATAGAAGAGACGACTCCCTTCATCTCCGGAGTGTTTACCGTCTCTGATATCAAACGCGCCAACTATAGCGAGATATTCCCCAGCGACGCAGAGTGTGACGACCGCTGGTTTAAATGTAAACTGTGCTACATCACATTGGATGATAAGAGCGGAGCCGAGAAAAAAACAAGTACCTATGTGTTGGTACAGGCTTCGGACCTCGAACGGGCGAAGAAGAACCTTGATGCCGGCATGAAAGGCACAATGGCAGACTATCAGGTGCCCTCAGTCGTAGAAACAGCTATCATGGATGTATATCCTTATACAGCTGACAAGGATGCCAAGCTTGAATCGGACGAAAAGAAAAAGGAGGAATGAGTAATCCAAAGGTAGTTGCAGTCCTGCTCATTGTATGTGAGCAGGACTCCCTTAATGATCCGAAAGAAACGGTGAGCGACTTAATCTTAGCGATGAAGAATTGACTTGAAATTAAATTTAAGATAGAGATGAATGTACTAAGTTTATTCGATGGCATGTCCTGTGGTCAGATTGCTTTGAAGCAGCTTGGCATTATCCCGGAAAAGTATTACGCTTCTGAGATAGACAAGCATGCCATCAAGCAGACACAACTGAACTTCCCGAACACAATTCAGCTCGGAGATGTCACCCGAGTAGATGTATCTCGGTTGGAACCAATTGACTTGTTGATAGGAGGCAGTCCTTGTCAGTCATTCTCTTTTGCCGGCAAACGTGTCGGGATGTCTACTGTGGATAAAGAAGAGATATACACTCTGGATCGCTACCTGGGATTAAAAGAAGAAGGCTTTCAATTCGAAGGGGAGTCTTATCTGTTCTGGGAGTATATGCGTATTCTGACTGACATCCGTAAATATAATCCGAATGTGCTGTTCTTGCTGGAAAACGTAGAAATGGGCAAGAAATGGGAACGGGTACTGAGCGAAGCAATCGGTGTGTATGGTGTGCATATCAATTCTGCCTTGGTATCGGCACAGAATCGGAGACGTATCTATTGGACGAATATCCGGACTAAGAGAAATGGATTGTTTGGCGAACTTCATTCTGACATACCGCAACCGGAAGATAAGGGATTTTGCTGAAAGACATCCTTGAAGACGAAGTGGACGAGAAGTATTTTTTGAGCGATAAAGCCCTTTCGGGTATAATTAACCATAAGAAAAGACACATGGAAAAGGAGAGTGGCTTCGGAGCGCAATTTCCGACCGTGAAGAGCAATGCCTTGTTGGCTAGATGTTATAAAGACGGAAAAGAAAATCTGGTATGTTCTCCCCGTGGAAACAACACAGGAGGAGTATTTGGCGAGACCCTTAGGAATATTATCCAGATAAATCCGGTTTCCGGTAGCGGAGGTAAACAATCGTATCAACAGGACCGTATCTACGATGTTAATGGTATTTCTCCTGCTTTATGTAGGGGTGGTGGCGGAATGTCTCCTAATATTGCTGTAGGATTAATCCGTCGTCTGACTCCTACCGAATGCGCCCGCCTTCAGACTATTCCTTCCTGGTATAAATGGGAATGTTCCGACACGCAGCAGTACCGAATGCTAGGCAACGGATGGACGGTGGATGTTATTGTGCACATCCTATCCTTTATGAAAGAGAAAATGAATATTAACGTAGCCTGAAAAGGCTCAAAACAAATCAGTAATGAGCAAAAGTATTAGTTGGGAATTATACTTGAAGATTCGGCAAGCAATCGACTTCCTTCGCAGCATGGAATGCGATACCCCCCTAAACCTCGGTTTTTCCGGTGGAAAAGATAGCGTTGTTATTCTTGACCTTGCAGAACGTTCCGGTATAAAGTATAACGCTATCTATGCCAATACTACCGTTGATCCTCCCGGTACGATTAGCTTTATAAAGAAGAACTATCCACAAGTACAGATAATGCACCCGGAGAAATCTTTCTTTAGACTGATTGAGGAAAAAGGTTTTCCGTCCCGTTTGCGTCGGTTCTGTTGTGAGAAGCTGAAAGAACGATACGGAATTGGTAAGCGAAGTATTGAAGGAATGAGAGCTGCCGAAAGTATAAATCGAAAAGATTATGAGCCGGAGCAGTGTGATACAAGAAAATGGATGAAAGGAGCAAAGCATATTCTTCCTATCCTCACATGGACAGAAGAAGATGTTTGGAATTACATTCGTGAGCGTGGTTTGCCATATTCAAAGTATTACGATGCTCCATATAACCTTTCTCGACATGGTTGCGTAGGTTGCCCGCTCTGCAATTACAGGCAGATGCAGTTGGAATTTAAGATGTTCCCCGGCTATGCTCGTAAAGTGATAGCATCCGTTGGAATATACATGAATACTCATCCGAATGGCTTTCTTGCTCGCAATTTCTCGGACGGATACGAGGCTTTCTACTACTACATCAATGAAATACCCATTGCGGAGTTTCACGAATTAAAGAAAGGCTTATTCGGTTTCAATGCAAAGGAAATTGTTCAAAGGGAAATTTTAAATCAAATAACGTAAAACAAATCAATAATGAATAAAGATAATATTATTCCACCTATGACGCATCCTTATGGGATGTGTTGGCAACAGCCGCCAACTTACTTGATACTAATTGATGATACTCATGCAGTGATGAGTAGACTTGATTTTGAAATACTCATGGATTATACTCGTTCTCAACCGTCAGCTCTCTATAATGGTAAATGTGGAAAGCACAATATGAGAATGAAGGTGCGTTGAAATGGTTTCTTTGCTATTGTTTCAATGAGAATGAGAAGACGAATGAGATAGACATTGCATATCGTGAAATTTTGATAATTGACTAATAACAATAAAGAAAGGAACTAACTATGGGATTTACAACACCATGTTTTATTAGAAAAAATACGGAGGAACTCCGTAAGAAGTTAGAAGATATAGGGTATAAAAACGCAGGTTCCTCAAATCATCACGATATAATATATACAGATACTGAACATGGAGTATATTTCACAACGTTCGCATCCAATATTACAGATGATGAGGTTGGGTATGATTGCAAATATAATAGAACCCTGTTCCTTGCTATTGCCGCACTGAGAGATGATACTGATAACAACCAAATGTTTATCAACGACAAAGGAGATTGGGGTATATATAATGATTCAGTCGAAGAGTTTACACAACGTCTTAAAGAAATGGGATACGACGGTCCCTTTGAATATAGAGAGGAGGAAATATGAAGAATATTAAAGGTTTAACAATCAAGGTAACTTATCGAGTTGGACTTGGAAATGTTGAAGTCCCTGACGAAGTTTATAATGAATTAGCTAAAGCCTATGATGAAGGTGGTGATGTACCTGAATGGGATGATGAGCTTGAAAACGCAAAAGAATGGCTTAGTGATAATATTCGAGAAGCGGATGCAATGGAATGGGAATATGAGATTGATGATTTTCAAGATGAATAATTTATGAAACAGGTATTATCAATTTTGCAAATGAAGCACTTGCAGGAACTTGGATTGGACACAAGTGATGCAAGTATGTGTTATTGCTGTTTTTATGGCAATATAGAGGAAGAATGGGAACTTGAAATATATGAAGATGTAATTAATCAAAAAAGAGATAGTACATTTTGGGAGATAGTCCCTACTTACGACTTGCAAGACATTCTCAACAAACTGCCACATTATCTAAACCCAATGCCATATGAGCAGATTCTATTTTCATGGATGATTGAAAGGGATACCATAGCATATCGTAACGTAGAGGATGTTAATGATTGTATCAAGCATTTTACTGACAGTTCATTGATTGACGCAGTTTATGAAATGCTTTGTTGGTGCATTGAACACGGATATATTAAAGAATTAAAAAACGATAAATAAATTATGAAACAGACATTAGAAGAAGCCGCTAAACAAGGAGCTGAAGGATATAATATAGTTGGACAAGTTATTTATAAGTCCGGATTTAAAGCTGGTGCAAAATGGGAGAAAGAACAAGCAATTGAAATCCTTTCCTCCGTTTTAGAGAATTGGGTACATGGCGGTGATGCAGACTGTATTATTGCGGAATTTGAAGAAAAATTAATGTACAAATGGTAACGAATTAAAGAGAAATGAGAAATAAAATGAGAGTATCACTTAAAAAGGCTTTTACCATATTAGATGGGAGGTTATCAACAAAAATGGACGATGTATATGAAATGCTAAATTTCATATTCTCCGAAAACCTTTATACACATCAAATTCCAACAGCTATGCGAAAGCTAAAAGAGCTTAATCCCGATTGGTTTTCAGATGGAGTAAACGTAGTTGAATCTATAAAGCAGAATTATAATACAAATGATTTTCAGGAGCTCATGGAGATTATTGATAAAGAGTTTTATGCTTATGAGATTGAGTTGGGAAAAGTTGAAGCGTTAATAAAATTTTCAGATGGATTATTCCCCGAAGAATAAATACTCAAAATAAATCAAGGAAGAAACTTAAAGGAAAATGATTATGCCAACAATACTAAGAGAAACTTATCCAACAGCCAAGAAAGAACATAGGTGTGAGTTTTGTTGTGAAAAGATAGCGATAGGACAAAAATATGTCCGTCAGACAAATGTCTATGATGGAACCATAGATGACTTTGTTACACATCAAGAATGTAAGGAGGTGGCTCATGAATTGAGAATGTACGATGATTGTGATGATTTAGGTTTAGACGGTGAATCCTTTCGTGAAAACTTGAACGCATACGTATATGCCAACCATTACGATGAACACACAGATGATGTTTATACCAGTTGGCAATTGAATCATTATGAGATAGCGAAGAAAATATTGAAAGAACTTAAAACGGAGAAGCAAAATGGACCGTACAATAAAATTCAGAGGCAAAAGCATATACGATGAAGAATGGCTGTATGGCTCTCTCATTAAGATCGAAAAGGATAGATATGCCGTCATTCCACCCTTAAACGATATCGAAATAGGGAGAAGTATCGGTATGTATGAGGTCTGTCTTGAAACCATAGGCCAGTTCACCGGCTTGTATGACAAGAATGGCAAGGAGATATATGAAGGGGATATCTTATTCATAGGCAACGATGGAGATAAAAATATATACAATAAAGTATCCATAAAAGACGGATGCTTTGGGTATATCGGGGAATGGACCTGCAAAATAATTCCATTTTGTTATTACAGTGTAACGGAAGAGATTGCAGGTAATATCTACGATAACCCGGAATTAATCAAGGAGGAATAAAATGAACAGAGAACTCAATAAATCCCGTTGCCGAGAAAGACTATTAAAGTTGCAAGAGGATTACATTAATAAACTTATAATAAGTCAAATTGCAGATCTGGCTTATTGTAACGGATATAACACAGTGCTTGATGCTGCGGAAAAGGTTTTGAGTAATGAGGATTATTTTAAGATTGTGAAACAATTAGAGAAGGAGTAATAAAATTATGATAGAAAGAAAAGGTTGTAAAGAGTTTCAAGAAACAGGACTTCTCTTGTTTGTAAATCAGTTCTTACATGTTTTTGGTTGGGCCATTGTTATATGTACTGATGAATGTTCTGGAATTACCATTATGTATCCTGCTCGTGTAAAATTTCGAGGATTTGATGATAAAAGTGTAACAGAAGCCTATATAAAGCTATCTGAATACATGAAACAAAATTCAGAGAAACTACTTGAAGAAATCAATAATCGGAAGGAGGAATAGCCATGCTAACAAGTGAAGTATTAGACTTAATCATCAAAATAGCATTGTTTTTTATTAATGCTACAACCGTTGCCTTTATCTTAATCATGATAAGCAAATGGCATGGGCGCATGGAGAATAAGCTGAACGATATACAAATGTATATTCAGCATGTAACGGACCGTAACGACATTGTATACATCAATCAGCTTGAAAGCCTCAAAAGAGAGCTTATAAAGGCTGAGCGTTACGAAGATGTAGAAAAGATAAGCAAGTGTATTGAACGGGAATACGATTATCTTAAAAGAAAGATGGAAGACAGAGAACAGATAATTAATCCTTTAAAATGATCATGAACCAAGAAATAGACAATAACCTTCTGGCGGAATGCTTGAAGGCTGCAATGAAAGAAAAGATGCTAAATAAAGACTGGGAAGTAAAGTTATGGGCTTGTTCTCGGTATAATGCACTAATCTGGGCTAAAAATGTAAAATAATAAATTTAAATCATTAACTTTGTGCTACATGTCAAGTGGCATGTAGCTAATCTGACGAAAAGACATGGGATTATCAATAAAACAAGAAAATTTTTGTAATTACTATATAGAGTGCGGAAACGCATCCGAGGCATATCGTCGTGCATATCCAAGTAGTGAAAATTGGGCTGATAAAACTGTATGGGAAAGAGCATCAGTACTGCTAAAAAATAACAAGGTTTTGGCAAGGGTCGAGGAGTTGCAAAAGGAACTGAAAGACAGATCGGATGTGACCAAAGACCGTATCTTGCAGGAATTATCCGGTATTGCCTTTTCGTCAATCGCAAGCATGCATAATACGTGGATAAAAAGGAAGGATTTTGAAGCTCTTTCAGAAAGGGACAAGGCTGCCATCAGGAGCATATCAACGAAAGTTCTGAAGAAGAACATCGGTACAATCGGAGATCCGGAGATCGTCGATGTGGAGTATGTGAAAGTAGAGCTTTACGATAAGATTAAAGCTATCGAGCGTATCTGCAAGATGCTCGGTTACGATTCACCACAGGATGTAAACGTAAACATGGTTTCCCCGATGACCAAAGAGGAAGCCAAACGAATCATAGAGGACTTATGACAGGAGAGGGATATGATTACATACGGGCATTTTGCTTGTCAGGGACATTAAATTATACGAGATACTTCTTTAAAGCAAGATTCGGTCGCAAATTTGTAGTAAATGACCATCACGTAAAAATATGTCAGGCTCTTGATGATGTGATTGATGGAAAGATAAAAAAGCTAATAATAAATATAGCTCCCAGATATTCCAAGACAGAATTAGTAGTAAAGAATTTCATCTCATATGGGCTTGCAATCAATCCATCTGCAAAATTCCTTCATTTATCTTATTCGGATGATCTGGCTAATGATAATTCAGAAGAGGTAAGGGATATAGTTAAGTCGGAAGAGTATAAGCGTGTATTCCCTTATGTGGACATCAAGAGAACAAGCGATGCCAAAAAGAAGTGGTATACGACAGAAGGTGGAGGAATGTATGCCACAGCCGCAGGAGGACAGGTTACAGGTTTTGGGGCCGGCGCCGTTGATGATAAGGACGATTTATCTAAAGCATTGGAAGAGTTCAAACCGTCTCCTAGATTTGCTGGGGCATTGATTATTGATGACCCTGTTAAACCTGAAGATGCAATATCTGATACTCCTAGAGAAAAGGTGAATCAAAGATTTGAGACAACTATAAGAAATCGTGTTAATTCAAGAAACACTCCTATTATAATCATCATGCAAAGGCTGCATGAGCATGATCTCTGCGGATATCTGATGGAAAATGAGCCGGGTGAATGGACTGTTTTATCCCTTCCGGCAATAGTGTATGAAAATGGGGAAGAGAAAGCTTTATGGGAATTTAAACATACACTCGAAGAGTTGCATAGAATGCAAAAGGTAAACAGTTATGTCTTTGAAACTCAATATATGCAGAATCCGACTCCTATGGAGGGATTAATGTATGGCAAGTTTAAGACTTATGAGACTATTCCAGTAACTAACAGAGCAATAAGAAAGAACTACACAGATACAGCTGATACGGGAAGTGATTATTTATGTTCTATTGATTATGTTGACACCGAGATAGGGAATTTCATTCTTGATGTTCTTTTTACGCAAAAAGAGATGGAGTTTACCGAGCCGGAAACAGCCAAAATGCTTACTAAGGACCAAATATCCAAAGCTAATATAGAAAGTAATAATGGAGGGAGAGGATTTGCTAGGAATATAGAGAAACAAATGCGGATGATTGGCAATCCCAAAACTCAAGTAAGTTGGTTTCATCAGTCAAAAAACAAAGAGGTCCGCATCTTTACCAGATCTTCCGAAGTGATGAATCTTACTTATTTTCCTACTGATTGGGAAAGAAGATGGCCGGAGTTCTCATCTCAATTGAAAACATATAGAAAGAAAGGGAAAAATGCTCATGATGATGCCTGTGACGCTCTTACTGGAACTGTAGAAATGAGGGGCGAAATAGATGTCTTATACTACAATAAAGAGGAGATAGGGACCGATAATCAAGTATTTGTTGAAATACATCCAAATATAAACGGATTATTTATAATGGTTTCTTATTGTGTTGTTGACAAAAAAATATTTCTGCTTGATTGCTTGTTCTCTGATTCATTGATTCCTATTGATTCTCTCATTAATAAAATTGATGGGAATGTACAAATGGAGATTCCTCTTGAGATGAAACATTACGCAGATGATTATAGAAAACTTATAGATTACAACTTGTGGGTAAGAGAAGAGATAACGGACAAGAAAAGTATGATTGAATCATACCAATCTATTATTAAGAATATTCGTTTCCCTGAAGCCGATAATTCGTTTTTTGCTATAATAGCTAACATGTCTGATTATGATGGAATTAATAGTTTTGAAGCCATGTATGTATTGTCTTGTATATGTTCTCGTGTGAAATCTTCAAGTATGATATAATTGCATAAAATAATTATCTATTTTTATTTGGACTAAATAGAAATAATTTCTATATTTGCGGTGAGGATAACAATCCCTTCGTGTGAAGATGCACGGAACCTATAACTTTTATGCTATCAGCCTTTTTGTTAGCATATATATCCGTAAAGACCACTTCATCTCGTAGGGAATGGTTATCTCAAATCAGATAATCATTCTTTTTATGCTTAAATTAGGAAATTGGTTTCAAAAAAAGATTAATATATCTGCTCCTTCCATGAGGGAGGCGGTAAAGGCTATTGAAAAGGATTCTAAAGGGAATTTCTGGTATCTTACCAATTTCTTCTCACCATCAGGTAAAATTAGAAATGACTATGATCTAACTTTAGATCAAGATAAAGCTGACTCTCTTCTTGTGTGTACTCCGTTCTCTACTGTTATAAATAAAGTCGGTTCTCTCTTTGCAAATGGGAGAATATATGTTACAGACAAGGACGGAAACGAAAAAGAGGGATATAATAACATTAGGGAATTATTATCACGTCCTAATCCACTTCAAACAAGGGCTGGATTTTTTAAAGAGATTGAGATGTCTCTAAAGCTTTTTGGATATTGCCCTATTTTTACTGTAAGATCGTCTAGAAAATCATTGCCGCTTGCAATGTATGTTATTCCTGCACAGATTTTTCACATGGTTTCTTCTGGTAAATTATTTCGCCAGTATGATCTGGAAGATATTGTTTCTAAAGTATATCTTGAATGGAATGGTTCGCAGGAGGAATTATCAGATGAAGATTACTTTGTAATCTATGATAGTTCTGCTAACATAAATGGTGTAAATCAAGATATTGATTTTTCGTCTGTCACTGATTCACTTTCTATGCCGGTTAATAATTGGATAGCGGCAATGACGGCTAGCTATCAGTTAATTGTAAATGGCGGTCCTAAAGGTATTATTTATTCTGATTATTCAGATAAAATGGGTAATCAGGTTATGACTCCAGATGAGAAAGAAGCTTTGGAATCTAAATTAAAAGAGAAATATGGCATTCTCAATAAATTTCCTATCCTCACATCAAAAATAAAGTTGGGATGGATTCCTTTAAATTATGACTCATCCCAGCTCAAACTCCACGAGGAAGACGAGCGGTGTAGTAGAAAGATTTGCAATGCAATAGGTATTGATTATAGCTTATTTGATGAGTCTAAATATGACAATAAAAGTATTGCTGAGAAATCTGCTTATCAAGGCCTTATTATTCCTGATTCAGAGAAAGTGACAGAAGCGCTGACGGAAGCTATTTGTCCCAAAGGTGTTTTTATAAAACTGGACTATACTCATGTTGATTGTCTTCAGCAAGATAAGTCGGCATCTTCTTCAGCATTTCAGAAAATGGCTTCTTCTTTAATACAGTTGGTCGAAAAAGGACAAATAACTCTTGATGAATCAAGGAATGAACTGGCTAAGTTCATTGATATTGATCCTGATAACCCCAAAGGTGAATTAAAAATAAATAACTCTATTGAAAATGGATAAAGCTAATAAATATAAGGGTAGGCTGGGGATGCAATATAAGACATTCTCAATTAATTCAAAAGATGTCAACTATGACGGTGAAAGTCGGACGATCAGCGGGTACGCATCTGTATTTGGCAATAAAGATAAAGCAGGTGATATCCTGATAAAAGGGTGCTTCTCAAAAAGTATTCAGGACCGGGGACCGGAAAGTGCGGCAAATGACAAGATAATCATGTTGTGGATGCATGACATGGAAGAACCGATTGGGAGATTTACTGTCTTGAATGAGGATGGCAAGGGTCTCTATTTTGAATCGGTAATTGATGATGTCCCGCGTGGTAATCAGGCTATAAAGCAGCTTGAGTCAGGTACATTAAATCAATTTTCCATTGGGTATCAATATGTGCATGAGAAATGCATGTATGACGCTGAGAAAGATGCGTATATTGTCAAAGAGGTCTATCTTTATGAGATATCTGTTGTCTCTATTGGGTGCAATGGAGAAACAGAATATTTAGGATTAAAATCTATAGAAGATGCTGAAAAAGCTTATGAGAAATTAAATGCCGAAATATCTGAAGTGTGCTCAGGGCTGTCCGCACCCAAGCAGCAGAAGATACAGAGAATTATATCAAAGGTAATATCACTTTCATCTTTCAAGCCGGAGAATCGAAAAGAATCATCACTTGAAGGACAGAAAGCCGATATGCACGGCAATAAGGTAAAATCAATGTTCAAAAATTTAAAATTAAAGTAAGTATGGGAAAAGAAGCGAAAAAGATTGAGTTTAAAGACTACCTTGATACTAAAGGATTGTCGGAAGACGAATCTAAAGTTTTCGATGTGTTCTCTAAAGGACTTGATGGTTATATGGAAGCCCTTTTTGAGCAGTTTATGAAAGACGAAATTGATTCTAAGTCTATGAAAGAGTCAATTGAAAATGCAACTCAGTCTATTGAAGAGTTGAAAAAAGAAGTCAAGGGATTTGCAGACAGTGAATCTATCAACGAGCGTTTGAAATCCTTTGAGGAAACTATTGTACGCATTAAGGCAGCTACTGAAAAAACAAAAGGAGGAACATATAAGTTAAAATCCATTGAAGATCAACTTCGGGAACAATTAAAAGCTTATATCACCGAAAATCAAACCGGTTGTTCTACAGTTGATTTGAAATCTGCATGTAAAGCATCTCCTGGCAATAAGCTAGAGTTGAATCTGGTAGTAAATACAAAAGATGCCGCAGTTATATCTTCTGGTTCTCTGGCTCCTCATTACGGTGTTGAGGTTGATCCGAATTTATCTGTAAATCCAAGATCTCAGACTGTAATTCGTAATTACGCAAGTGTTTCCGGGACTAATAGCAGGTCGCTTATTTATGCGGAATACGTTAGCAAGGATGGTGATGCCGCATGGGTTCCTGAAGGTGGGCTAAAGCCGTTGATGGATGCAACTCTTTCGGAAAAAACCGTTACAGCTGCCAAAGTTGCTATTGCTGCTAAATTTACAGAAGAAACTCTTTCTGACTTCCCAAGCTTTGTGAATGAGGTGCAAACAGAAATGGTGAATAAACTTGGCATAAAAGAAGAACAGGGGATCTTGACAGGATCTGGATCGTCTGGAGAAATTAAAGGGGTAGCCGCAGACATGCCAGCTTTCTCTTTGACAAACTTCTATATTGACAAGGCAAATATGTTTGATGCCCTTGTAGCGGCTTATTCTCAAATCGTTTCTACTAGCGAAATGGCTTATCGCCCTAACCTGGTATTGATGAATCCTTTGGATTACGCTTCAATGCAGTTGACGAAAGATGCTAATGGGCAGTATTTGAGACCATTCCGATACAACGATGAGTTGATCCAGGGATTAAGAGTTGAGACTACTACCGCGGTGAAACAAGGCGATTTCATCATGGGAGATTTCTCTTATTTGAACATCCGTGACTTATGGAATCTGTCAATCTCACTAGGCTGGGAAAATGACGATTTCAGAAAGAATATCGTAACGGTGCTTGCTGAAAAGAGATTGATGTGCTATATCAAGTCTCAGTATAAGACAGCTTTTGTAAAAGATAAGTTTAATACTGTAATTGAAGGTATTACAAAATCAGTTGATTAACATATGGGAAAAGAATATAACATGAATTTGACAAAGCGTTACAAGGTAACGTTTATCAAGGATGGTACAATGTATAAAACTGGAGAGGAAGTTATGGTAGGTATGCCTCTTGCCAGCAAGTTTTATGCAGAAGGGAAAATTGAAGCGACTAGCGAATTGCTAAACGATGCTAAGGCATTAGGGTGCGAAGAACTTTTCACAAAACGTAAAAAGACTAACTCATGATTATTGACGGTTCATATTTCACTGGAATGTTGAGTCTTGGCATCATTTGGGATATAGATTCAGATTCTCCGACTCGTATTGCGGAGAGGGACAACTTACAATCATATATAGACCGATATGAAAGACAATATCTTCAGCTTGTTCTGGGTGAGGATATGAGCCGTCAATTCTGGGATTACCTTTCTTCTCATTCCGCCGAAGATAAAATCGAAAAATGGGATACCCTTAAAGAGAAGCTTTCTGAAAAGGGGTATAGTCCGCTTGCTAACTATGTATATTTTCATTATGTTAGAAGATGCGGAGTAAAGCAGACTCCGACAGGGACCGTATATGGTTCAACGGAGGATCGCGCTAATCCGAATAATCTCCTTGTGTCAGCATGGAATGACATGGTAGAGATGAATGAGTCTTTATTCCGTTATCTGTGTGGTAATAAAGGTTATGATGGTTTTGAGTTTGACAAGAGTATGTTGGAAGAAATAAACACAATGGGTATATGAAGTCAATCAATAATATATTCAGAGATATAGTCTCTTCCACATCCGGGATTTATGGCAAGAATATTTCCTATATGTTTGGTGATTGGGATTATATTGCCGGTATACTTACCGAATGGGCTGAATCGCCTAAAATGAGTAAATTAAGATTTCCTATTATCTGTCTTTATTCTCCATATACCGAGGATCGTACAGGAAAGGATCGTACAACGACTCTTGAACTGGCTATCATGGTAGACACCTTAAAGGATTATACGAATGAAGAACGGGAAAAGGTCTCCTTCGAAGGGGCGCTTCGTCCTATTTATGATGCGTTTATTAAAAGTATCGATAAGTCTCCTGACCTGGTGCATGAGTATAATAATAGCATTCCTCATTACTACGAAGAGAATTATCGCTACGGAAGAAAAGGGGTAGAGGCTAATGGTAAACCATTCAGAGATTTTATTGATGTAATAGAAATAAAAGATTTAAGAATAACAATCAAAAATATTAAATGTTATGGCGACAGAATTTAGAGAATGCGCCGGTGTTGCTCAGTTTAATACCGGTACTTCAAAATGTATACTTGATCCGGGAAAGGTAAAAGCCATCATCTTGGCAATGCATGGATATAAACTTCCTAAGAATGTAACCGCTGAGGCGTTGCAGGCTGCGTGTCACGATGACAGACCGGCTCGTATTTTTCCGATCAAGACGATTGTTGAATATGCTCCGTCTGGTGGAGAGGCCAACAAAGGTGCTACAGGATATGGACCTAACAAGGTTACATCTTACTCAGCGAAAGATGACGTATGGACGCTGGAGGATTTCGATTCAAGTCTGAAGGCTAATATCATGGCCGCAAAAGGAGTTGCTTTTGATGCCTATTTCGTGGACGAGAATAACGTTGTGTACGGAATGAATGATGGCACCGAGGATCTGGCGGGAATTCCCTTGTCCGGAGTTTATCCGGGCGGTCAGGACTGGGATTCTTCCGGAACGGAGGCAAACCTGACTATCGGTACAATGTTCAAGGACTATGAAAAGTACGTGAAGAACGCCGATTACCGGGTGTATAAGTTTGACGTAGTAGAAGCTTTGACAGGGCTTGTTTATGTCGAATTGGTAAAAATAGATTCCGGAGAAAACAATTATAAGCTGAAAGAACATTTCGGTAATCTTGATGTCACATCTTTCTTTGGACCGGCATTAAGCGAAGGTGCTTCTACTTGCTTTAATGGTGCAACTGCCGTTACTTATGCAAATGGTGTTCTTACGATAACTGCTTCGGGTGCGGTTTCCCTGAAATCTCCGAAGATTCTTCAGGAAAATGGTGTTGTCGGTATTGAACAGTGGGTAGAATGAAAGTAGAGGGAGTTAACTTTGTCGATGAAGAAGTTAAGAAAATGAAGAAAAGAGAATTCATCAACAAGCATAAAACTTCTTTTTTTCTTGATAGGACAGAAACAGAAAGAGAAAATATCCTCTCTGACATATACGACAGGATCGTTAGTGCCAGACCTCCTTCAGTGGATATTATTTAAAGTGGTTTGTTTTCAGGAAGGGGGGAGGCGTTTGCCTTCCCTTTTCTCTTATTTGTTAAGCATATGGCTACAATTAAAGAAGCATTGGATAATGCAACCTCTCTTGTTGCTGGGTTTGAAGGAGAGATTCAGAATGTTATGGATTCGAATAAATCTCTTGTTAGGGAATTTGTGACGGAACAGCTGTATTCGGGAGTAAATGGTAATGACAAACCATTGCGGCCAACTTATTTGAATGATCCGTGGTTCTCTACTGATGAAGCGGGAAAATGGAAGAATAATGCAAAGGGATATGCTAAAATGAAAAAAAGGATAACAAGTCCTACTCCATCTTTCCAAGGTTATCCGGCGCGAGACATTTATACTCCAAACCTCATTATAACAGGCGAATTCTATGATTCTATACGTGTCTCTTCGTCTTCAAGGGGATTGAAGATAGAAACGAGGGGAAGCGACATAGGACCGGATATTGAAAGAAAGTACGGAAGTGCCATATTGGGAGTAGGAGGAAAGTCCCGTGAGTACTTCCTTAAATATGTGCTTAATCCGGCGCTTAAAAATTACTTCTCAAAATTTGGTGTATTATGAGTTGTTGGTGTCAAGGTAATAAACGGCTTGCTTCTATAGAGAAAATGCGGGAGATCGCAAGAAAGGCTGCTAAAATGGAGAAATCTGTGTTTGTCCTAATAGAAAAGCCGGATGGTACATATTATTTTGTCAAAGATGGAGAGAATTATACCGGCACATTTATTGAGTACATATATCCGTAATACGACAAACAGACCAAAAACGAGACTACTTAGTCAGAAAAATCACGGGTGTTATACAAAAATAAGAGGAAAAATAGAACAAACCTGCCTCGAAGCAAGGGTGGGGTAACAATATTTTACAGAGTGAGGCATGGTAGAAATTTGTGTATTGATATTTTACTAAACAGCCCACTTGAAAGTGGTAAGGTTATGGTAAGGGTAATTAAGCAATAACGGCAAGATTACGGCAAGGCCTTTTGATAAAAGCCATAGATAAGAGGAGTTGTTATCTCCTCCTCTTATCTATTCCAGCATTGTTGATGATCCTGTAAATCGTCTGCTCTGACTTTACCCCGGTTTTTGACATTATCTCTTTGATCTTTCCTCCTGACAGATACAGGTCTATCACTTGTTTTTCCTGTTCTTCGGTGATCTGTTTTCCGTTTCGGAGAGGAACTTCCCTTCTCCTTAAGATTGCCATCACGGTCGTCTGAGAGATGTTAGCATACGTCGCTATCTTTCTAAGTGTCCAGCCATCCTTATATTGCTGACAAACAAGTAGTTCTTCTCGGTCTTTGATAATCTTTCCTCTTTTTTTACTCACTTTTTCCATGTTGTTTATTTTTTTGTTTTACAAAGAATTTACAAGCAGTCTGTACGCAGACTCTTTGGCCGCCAAATGCTTATCTTCGTTTTCATCGTCATCACACCAATCCCAGATCTCAGAGTCCGTACAATGCACTGAGATACCCAAACCGCTTAATACATACTGTCCGTAACCTGTTTTCTCGATAGTAATTGTCTCGTTGTTAAATTCAAACGTCTTCATGATCTTTATGTTTTTAGTTGTTAATACTTTGTTTCTTATTTTGATGTTACAAAGATAGCAGTTAATGTGATATGCTCCAAATAAAAAGAGAGAAATATTGTGATTTACTACATTATTTAACGTTAGGGCATAAAAAAGGGTAGCCCTAAAGCTACCCTTTCCCGCTGATTGGCGTCAACTTCAGTGCCGGACCGAAATCCCCTGACTTATCTATTATAATGCTTCTATTCTGGTTGCGTCTTTTAATCCCAAGTATTCATTATCATCTTTTAGCCCTGTAAGCCCAAATGGGGTTTTGCGTTCATGCCAACATTTTTCAGTCAAATCATTAACTAGGCTGATAATATGTATAAGTGTCTCGATTGTACACTTATTGTCATCATACACATAATCATCTGCGTTGATAATATCCTTAATCAAGTTCAGCAACCCTGATGATAAGCCGAACATGCCGGCATGGTTTAAAATCTCTTTACCGAACTTTGCCAGTTCGCAAACTTGGTCTGCTGTCAGACCTTCAAACTTTTCTCTAATTTCTGAAAATTCCATAATGATACTTTTTATTTTTCGTGATTCGTGTATTCGTATGTATTCTGATGATTTACAGCGTATAAGCTGCATTGTTAGTCGTTGTAAAAGAAGTGTTCGCTTCCCTTACGGAACACCCTATATGCTGCATACAGGGTGCCCAGCAGTATTAAAAGTTCTAACATGGCGGTGTGATTAGGCGGCAGAATTCATCTCACCTTTTATTTGCTTGATGGCTTTCTTCACGTCCCAATCGTTTTCGTATAGGGCTATGATGAATCGCCTGCCTCTCTGCGTCCAGACCGTATATGTGTTGGTGTGGGTATTACCTCTTTCGCTCGTGAAAATGTTGGTCCTTACATCGTGCATTCCCCATCTGTCATACGGAGCTTTCAACAGCCATTGGTCTGATTGTTTGTATTGTATTCCAAGCTCTTTCAGTTTGCTGTTGAGCTTTTCCGCATTCATCCCTATCTCCTTAGCTACCTGTGTAGTGGTCAGAGTGTTGACCGATTGTAGGTGGGTGTCGTAGTAGTTGACCTTAGGGGCGGCCTGCTTGATTTCCTTCTCTTGCAATTCGATGGTGGCTTGCTGTTGTTGGACTTCTAATGCAAGAGTTTGATTTTTCTCGTATTGGTCTGCCCATGCACGGGCGGCTTCTGCCGGATTGTTGAAATTTGGAAGTTGGGGTTGAAGTGATGCGCTTCCAGTAGTTAATAGCTCTTTAATGCGGTCGTTGCACCATATGGCAAAGGCTGGAGACAGCCAACGAGCAAATTCTAAAGCAACATCTTCGTGCATCCAAGTACCCTGCTCTTTGTTTCCGCCTTGTTTTATTTCTACCAAAGCCGTTAGGGGAATTGTCCTAACGCTTGATAATGTGGATAAAAACTCTTTGGTCGACTTGTTGGATAGCCAATCTTTGGCAAGTTTTCCAAATGGTTTTGCCATTTCCGTAGCGTTAACCATAACACTATCGCCTTTTTGGAATGTGATAGGACTTCCATTGTACTGGAAGATTTGATTTTGAGAATTGTCGAACATAACAATAATAAATAAAAAAGTGCCATCGCCTGTCCCGCTGTTCAACACATTCTCAAATGCTGTGAGTACATTAATACTTCACACGGGGGTACGATAGCACCTAAATATCTTAAGTGAGGTCATAAAAATAACCTGCACGCTATATGCAAGTTCACGACCTGCATTTGAGAATATAAATGTTGAACACTGCAAACATACTCATAAAATTCTAATTATGCAAATTAATCGGTTAAAATCGCTTGAATAATCAAACTATTTTCGTACATTTGCGTTGTCAATACTTAGAATATGGGCAATTTTAGCAAAATGCAAGAAGCGAAGAAGGAGGTTAAGGAGAAGGATAAGACTAGGCGGGAAAAGCTTGCTGGGTATTTCTTTGATCTGTCGAAACTTGTATTTGCCGCTCTTGTATTGGGTGGTATAACTCCCTTGTTTACTAATGCTTCAAATGAAATAAATTGGACTACAATTGTATTGGGAATTTTTTCTACTTACATTTTTGCCAATTTTGCTAATAGAATTTTAAAATGAAAGTAATATGGACGCATTAACAATGATTTTTTTAATGACTAGTGTCATAGGTTCTGCGCTAGTTATTTGGTCACATACCAAAAGTGGAAAAAAATGGCTGAAGGACTTGTAGAATATGGTAGCATTATATGGATTTTATGATAATGCTTTTTTCAGGTTGTTTGGTGGTAGCGGCTGGAATAGCAATTTGGCTAAACACCAAATCTGGCAAGAAATGGCTTGCTAACTTATGATATTGTAGGTAGGTGCTCGTAACACCTACCTTTTTTATTATGATCTATCACAAAATATCCGAATTAGAAAAAATAGTGGATGAAAATTAAAGAAAAGTAAAAGAATATTTGCTTATTTGTATGCTTATGTGTTATTTTGTTGCATTGTATAACTAAAACACACAATTATGAAAGTATTATTATTTTCATTTTTAGCGATATTTGCTTTTTCGAGTTGTAATAAGTCATATAAGTATGTAGAAATAGTAAAAGAAAGGTCTATATTGAGTAGCTCTTATAACGAAAAAGAAAAGGAAGCAAAAAATATAATGGCTAAAAATGATTCTATAGCATACTTAGAGGCATATAAAAAATTCTGTATATCGTTAAAGGTAGCGAAAGAAATGAAAGATGCCGGAATGGAATTTGCTAGTATGCCAATAAGATTTTCATTATATGACGATAAGGGAAAAGAGGTTAAAGTTCATATTGATAATAAGACACTTGACGAAGTAGAGAAACAAATAACTTCTTTGGGGAGTGGTATAAAAGAAACATCCTCCAATTATAGTCAAAAAGCACAAAATCCCATTGATTCAATAAAAATAAAAGAGCTTATTCCGCTATTCTCTTTTAAAAAAGATGAGTTTGATCCAAAAGGATTAACATGGATAGAGCCTAATTCTGCACCTAAATATACAAACCAAAATGGTATGTATTGTTATTTTCAAAAAGATATCGACGGTGTATCGAATTTTAGGATTAGGATACAATATTATGCAGAAGATTGGCTGTTTATTCGTAAATATCAATTTTCTATAGATGGGAAAGCTTATGAATTTATACCCAATAATGTTGAAACTGATCATGACTCGAATATATGGGAATGGTGTGATGAGAAAACAACAGATACTACTATTGAGATAGTAAAAGCTTTGTCAATATCTAAAAGTGCAAAAATAAAATTTGTAGGGAGACAATATCACGACATAAGAACTATTACTAAAAGAGAAATAAAAGGAATAAAAGACGCATTAGACTTATATATTGCAATGGGAGGGGCTTTATAAAAATGCAACTAAAAAACGTAATTATGAAAAACTTTCTATTTATATTACTGGCTTTATTATTCATTTCATGTTCTAAAGATAAGGACAAAAACGCTTCTTTTGAATTTATTGGTGATTACTATTTGAAGAGTTGTTTTACAGACACTAAATTTTATTCAAATGCAGAAGGTGGATGTGAAATAACAAATTCTGGGAATCGTATAAATATTAGCTTCGATGTTGATAAGGGTAGTAACAATCATGTTTCTTTCGATGGTTATATTAAAGGAGAACAAGTGATAACATTAGATGGAGAAAACTTTGGCAAAATTTGGAAAGCGTCATTAGGGGTATACATAGATCAGGTCGATGGCACTACGTATGAATTTTGGAAATCTTCATACGTAAATTCGGGTGGCTCTTCTTCTGGAAGATGTCAGGCTATAACACAAAAAGGCACTCAATGTAAACGTAAAGCTAGCAAAGGGAGTATATATTGCTGGCAACATAAATATAATCATTAATTTATCCTAACCAGTCTTCGCCCGCCGGAAGGTGGGCGTTTTTGTGTTGCTGAAAAGTTAAATCGAGCGTTGTTTTAATCAATTTGCTAAGTAAATTGTTTCATTAATAAATTGTTTGCTATATTTGTACCAATAAAATATCATCGATAGAACAAAAAGTTAATGAACATACTAAACACATGGCTCCAGTAATCACATATTTACTAAACAATGCTCCTTGGATAGCTGTTATAGTATTAGCAATCATTGGGAGTTGGAAACTGTCAAAGTATCATGCTAAGTTAGAAGAAACTAGGAATAAGGTTGATAGTCTTCCTTGTGATAAACATAAGGACGGTATTCGTGATTCAGAACAAAGATACAATGAATTACAACGAATTGTTACCTCTACCAATGATATGGTTGTCGAAATAAACAAATGGTTAATGAAATTTGATAATGATATGATTGATAAGTTAGCAAAGAAGGCAAGTCCCTTAAAAATGACCCCTCTTGGAGAAGTTTTATTTGAGAAATCATCAGCCAAAAAAACAATAGATAATAATATTGATTTTTTAATTAAGGAACTAGAAGATATAAACCCTCAAACAGCTTATGATGTGGAGGAAGAAGCACTAAGTTATCTTTTGAGAAACATGGGGAATGAAATGTTTGCTGATATAAAGAAATTTCTTTATTATTCCCCTGATACAATTCAATTAAAAGATCCTTCTTCTGGAGAAGATAAAGATGTGAGGCTTTCAATGCAATCTATAATCAAGCTAATGAGCATATATCTTAGAGATTTATATTTAAAGAAACACTCTAATATCGTATAATATATAAAGGCGGACTAACATCCGCCTTTCTTTTTGCCTGCCTTTCTTATCTTTATTCATTCTAAATAGCTTGTAAATTTCCTCAAATCTTCCTATATTTGTGCGGAAACCGTGTCAAGTGGCCCGGTACTTAATTCGAACGTTATGGCAAATGAATTAAAAATCACGGATGTAGTCGATCAAAAAGCTTTTGATCAGTTGCGAAACTTTAAGGCGGAATTAAACGAGAATTATTCAATTTATAAGAAACTTGCTTTAGAATTAGCCGGTGGAGTTAAAATCAATCCTAAAACATTCCAAGAATTATCTGATAAATCGATTCTTTATAATAAAACACTAAATGATCTTATTGTTACTCAGAATAGAATGGCTGCTATTCAGGAAAAATATAATAAGACTTTGGAGGATTATGGGAATAAGATAAATAAATTACTGACTCTTAATGCCCTTCCTAAGCAATTTGACGATTTAGTTAAAGGGATAAATAAGATATCTAGCTCTCTAGATACGCTTTCTTCTAAATTTCAGAACACTTCTTCTGCCCAAAGTTCGGCATCTCAGGCAAATCAATCGTATACCCAATCTACTAATCAATTAAATCAGGCGATAGCGACTACTGAGATCAGATATGCTGAAATTGTAGATAATATATTAGCTTATGATAATAATGTTACTAAATTGACGGCAGATACCATTCAGAACAAGATTAGAATAAAGGAATTAGGAGATGAACTCAAACGATTGGATAAGGAATATAAGAATGGGAATATCAGCTTAACTGATTATCTGAATAAATCTGCATTACTAAAGCAACGTCAAACGGAGCTTTCGGAGCAAAACAAGCAGTATTCAAACTTAATGAGAAATCATGCTGCTGTTATTATTTCCGCATCTAGCAGCTACAACGAAATGAATGCTGCGGTATTGGCTCTTGAAAAACGGCTGAAATCTATGTCTAAAGATTCATTTTTAGGTTCTGAAGGACAAAAGACATTACAGCAGATACAGACGCTGAAGAATGAATTAAAAAGCATGGATGCCCAAATGGGAAATTATCAACGCAATGTTGGTAATTATGCTTCGCATTGGAATGGTTTAGGTATGTCTGTTCAACAAGTCGCAAGAGAACTTCCATCTCTTGCAGTTGGTTGGAATACGTTTTTCCTTGCAATATCTAATAATCTTCCGATTTTAGCAGATGAGATTAAAAAGGCAAGAATAGAGTATCAAGCAATGCAAGAAGCCGGGCAGAAAGGTATTCCTGTGTGGAGGCAAATTGTAAAATCAATTTTTAGTTGGCAAACAGCCTTAGTTGTAGGAATTACTTTGCTTTCTGTATATGGGAAGGATATAATGGATTGGATAGGTAGTTTGTTTAAAGGTAAGAGAGCGGTAGATAATATTGTTTCTGCTGAAAGAATGTGGGTAGACGCAATGAAAGAAGGAAGATCTGCTTCTATCAAAGAGAGAACAGAATTGGATCTTTTATACAAAGCAACGCAAGATACATCACGATCTATACAAGAAAGAAATGCGGCGGTTGATGAATTGCAGAGGAAATATCCAGGATATTTTGAAAATATAAGCAAGGAGGATTTTTTAGCTGGAAAAGCTGCTGATGCCTATGCTAGATTAACAGAACAAATTCTAAAAACAGCACAAGCAAGAGCTATACAAGATAAACTGGTAGAAAGATCTAAAGAACAGTTAGAATATGAAGATCAATTAAATAATTTATTTTATGAACGTAGTGTTTTAAATGATAAAATGAGAGATGCGGAAAGAAGATTGGCTAAAAGTCCAGCTGCTGCAACCAATGCCGCTAGAGATATTTATGATCTAGGGAAAGAAGCGGCTGATTTAGATGAAAAAATATCGGAAATGCAAAATAAATTAAGAGAGAATGAAAGACAAACTATTAAACTTGAAAATAAACTAAATGTAGATGATCTATTAAACCCTTTAGGAAAAACTGGAGATAAAGGTAAAAAAACTGCTGATGAACAAGCTAAATATCAAGAAGACATTGCTAAACGTCTTTCCGAAACCCGTATTTCTCTTATAGATGATGAGTATGAAAAAGAAAGGCAGACAGCTCAAAAGAAGTATGAAGAAAATATAGCATCCATCAAAGGTAACTCGGAAGAAGAAAATGAATTGAGAAAGAATTACGAACAGATACTTCAGGATGAATTGCTGGCGATAGATAAGAATTACTTAGATAAAAAAGATGAAGAAGAAAGAAAAAGGATTGAAAGCATTATGAAATATGAGATGGATCGTAAAAAGAATGACTATGCCGCTAAATCCATTGATAATTCAAGAGATATGCAAAGAGATATCCGCGAACAGGCTACATTATATGAACAAGGCATAATCACTAAAAAGGAATACGAAAAGAGAAAGGCCCAAATAACGCAAGATTATGCGATAATAGAGACTAAGCGTACTATGGCACTTCTGCAAGAATTGATTAATGTACAGGGCATATCAGATGAAGAAAGATTAAGATTGAAAGAAGCCCTTGCCGAAGAGGAAATAAAGCTTATAGAAAAGGTTAGAGATGCCCACACTAAAGCAAGGGATGAAGAAAATGAAAGTGATAAAAAATATTGGGCAGATATTCAATCATCAATAGATAACCTGAAGAATGTTAGTGATGACGCAGTTGATGGGCTAGGCACGCTGTTTGGAGGAATAACAGAGCTAATCCTGAAGATGGTAAAAGATGGTAAATTGGGATTAGAAGATCTTTTGGCTAGTGCAGCCGCTATATCTGAAGGGCTATCAACTATGGTTATAGGCATGTATGATCGGCAAATAGAAAAAATCGAGGAACGACAGGAAAAGAATGAAGAAGCCGCAGAGGAAGAAAAGGAACGCATCGAGGACTTAGTGAATAGTGGAGTTATTTCTACGGAAGTAGGTGAGGCTCGGAAACGGGCCGCTGAACAAACGACAGCCGATAAAAATAAAGAACTGGAAAAGCAAAAAGCTGAAATCCAGCAAAAACAGGCTAAATGGGATAAGGCTAATTCTATCATACAGGCAACAATTGCAACATCCCTGGCGGTAACTAAAGCGTTGCCGAATTTTGTTATTGCCGCTATAGTTGCCGCAATGGGAGCTGCTCAAATAGCCATGATCGCAGCCCAGCCCATCCCGAAATACGCAAAGGGAACAAAGGATAAATCTCACCCGGGAGGTTTGGCTATTGTCGGTGATGGTGGCAGGCGAGAGGTTATTCTTACAGATAGCGGAGCATATATCACCCCGTCTGTCCCCACTTTGGTTGATATGCCTAAACATGCTGAGGTTATCCCGGATATAGTTGATTACAAAAAAATGGCTCTTCGCTCTGACGCAATGATGCTTGATAAAATGAGGCGTGACAAAGGAGATCCAGTCATTGTTAATGTAAATAATGACTACAGCAGACTGGAGAGACGGTTTGAGGATGTGTATGGAGAAAATCGGAAAATGGTTCGATATATGAAAAAGATGGCCCGTTCCGCGGAGTATCGCTATCTGGACAGTAGATTATAACTTATCATTATAAATAAATCATCGTGTGAAGGAGCACGTTACAGAATTATGGAAAACTTTAAAGAATTAATTCCTATCAGAGAAAACAATGGCAAAAGAGCCGTTAACGCACGTGACCTACATGCTTTTCTTGAAAGCAAAAGAGATTTTTCCAATTGGATTAAAGATAGGATTAAAGCCTATGATTTTATTGAAAATCAGGACTATCAGGTTTTCAACAATTTTGGCGAAAACCCAAAAGGTGGGCGCCCGTCAATTGATTATGCTATTTCAATCAGCATGGCAAAGGAATTGTCTATGATTGAGAATAACGAACGCGGCAAACAAGCTCGAAAGTACTTCATAGCCTGTGAAGAGCATAAACATGAGCTTTCTCGTAAAGAGCTTGCGCTTATGGTCATTCAGGCGGAAGAAGAGAAAGAGAGGCTTCAAATGGAAAATAAGCATACAAAAGCCTTGCTGGAACAGAAACAAGAACAACTGGATGAATCTAAAGAGTGGTTCTCTATTAAACGATACGCAAAAGAGAATGGTTTAAACTGGAGAAAAATAAATTGGCGGGCATTGAAAGCTTTGTCTTTCGAACATGGATATGATGTGAAAAAGATATTTGATGCCAACTATGGTCAAGTCAATATCTATCATATCGATATTTTTAATATGTACCTCTCACATTAAAATACCCATAATGCTATACAATGATTTAGACAAAATTCCCCTGGACATCTTTATTGACGTCTTTTTAGGAGAAAAGAGAAAACTCATAATAGACGGCAATCATTCAGAGGAAGAACTGGAATCACAGTCCTCAATGCTCATATCTGAATATATCGAAATTGTAGGTGGAGCTTCTGTTTCTGGTGAAATCTTGAAAAAGAGTAATCTGATCAATCTTCATATAAAAGTTGAATGTATGAGGATTGCGGAACTGATGGCAAATCGGGGAGAATGGGATGAAGTGGTTAATATCTTAAGATCCTTTGGATATCAGCTATTCCCGTCTGAACATGAAAAAATTAGAAAGCGGATATCGGCTATAATGTCGCAGAGTCGTTATCTGATAGAAAGCTATAACAGCAAAAAGACGGAAGAGCAATCTTTCAAAATGGATAAAAATTACTTTGCCAGGGAAAGAGTTATGGTCATGGCTCATTTTGGAATGCAGATCCGCAAGAATGAGATTACGGCAAAAGAATATGCCTTTATGGTTAAGCGTATGTGTGACGATGTAAAATCAATAAAACGCAAGTAGCTATGTACTTTAGATGTCAGATTTTAATAAATGGAATATCCTACGAAGCAACGGATGATCTCAAGAACTGGGATGATTTTGAACTTGCTTATAAAAGAAGTAATTATGACGGAGTACTTCGTTCTTTTAGCACTAAATTTGAGTTTGTAAACCGGTCTTATAATTTGTTGAAGGAAGAATATTCAAAGAATTACCTTTCTTCCAGTGCCGGTATAGCTTTTTATAAAAGAAACAATAGCTGGAACTGGGATAAGGTATTTCAGTGCGCTTTAGATTTTTCCTCTTATTCGGATGATGGGTATACAATCTCTATTAACGCAATTGATGATACGCTGGCCGCTATTATTAAAGCTAAGAGAAATATTCAGTATGAGTATCCGGTGTCTGAATTAAAGCCTCAATCTCTTTATTATGACGGTCTGAAATTTCAGTATGAAGCTAAATACGTGTCAGGAGGAACAACTGTAGAGGATGATGCTAACCTTCAGTATATCGAACATTATGGACCTCTTCTTCCGGGGGGAGAGGGGAAGCCTATTGTGTTGGGCTTTCCTTTGTATATACTAGATAATAGCGAACTCCCGAAGCTGAATTCTCCATTGGTTTTTACAGATGAGCCGTTTTCGAGTGATGGGGGTGTGCAGCCCTTTGCAGAAGCGCTTTCTGATATTAATATCACAATAAAACTGTCATTTTCGTTTTATGTGATTGGAAGCACCAGCAATGGAACTGTATCTTCGCAGATTGTATTATATATACAAAGGGCTGACGGAGCACTCGAACAGAAAATGAGGGCTCAACATATAGCCGGGAACTCCCCTACTTTTGTTAATGAAAATATAACTTCAGTTCTTCATAAAGGAGATACTGTCAGGATGGAACTGGAATTAAACAATTCAGTAAGACCTGTGGCAATGACATGGACTACTTATCTGAGAGGCTTCTCTTTATCTGTAAATTTCCAATCCCGTATCAATCCTGTCAATATAGATGTCCTTCTTTTGACCACTGTTGCAGAAAAGCTCCTTGAAAGCATGACAGATAGCAGTGATTATAGCGTAGATATATACAATTATGTACCTGGTGGAATTACTCGGAGTCGACTCTCTTCGTGTTTTATAATGCCGGCAGAAAGTGCAAGAAATCTTCCTAATGCAAAGCTATACACTTCCTTCAAGAAATTTTGTGAGTTTATGGAGGCTGAGTTTGGCTATGTTCTGGTTGTAGAAGGGAACAACGTTACTTTTATTCATAGATATGCATTGTTTGACAATTATGTCGTAAAAGACCTTTCAGATCAGATAAACGATTATGAATATAGCGTCAATTCCTCTCTTGTCAACACTTCTGTAAAGGTCGGATATGATAAGCAGGATTATGACAGTATCAATGGACGTGATGAGTTTCGGTTTACAAATGAATTCTCAACAGGATTAAAACTGACGGATAATACTCTTTCTTTTATCAGTCCTTACCGGGCGGACGCGTATGGAATAGAGTTTTTGGTTCAGAAGAGAGGGGAAGATACCACCGATAATGATAGCGATAATGATGTTTTTATCGTAGGTTGTCAATATGCAACTTCGGCAGAGAATGGTAATCTGTTATTAGACCGTCCGTACAGCCCTAGTCAGTTGCTGGGTCTAATCAGCCCTGATACAATGTTTAACATAGAATATTCACCTCGTTTTATGCTGGAAGCAAATAAGGCATATATAGGCGCATGCACAAATATGCTTAAGTTTACTTCTTCTGATGGTAATAGTAATGTCTCAATTGCGGGAATAAAAGAAACCGATGATTTTCCTATAGATAATCGCTTGTTTACGGTAGGAGAAGTAGACGTTGAGACAAGTGAAGTGGATATTCCTTCAAATTTATCCGGATTAATCTCTCTTGATTATAATGGAGAGGCCGTACACGGATATATTAAAGAGATGAAGATTAATGTCGGAAAGACCGAATCGGTAAGATATTCTCTAATTGTGAAAGAGATAAAAAGCTGATAAGTTATTGTAATTGTTATAATAATTAGTATATTTGCATTGCAGTGTCAAGTGGCACTTAACCCATAAAAGAACGAAAAGACCATATGATTAAAATCGGTGACATCTGTCCATTGTTCTTTTCTCCATTAAAGAACAAATTTCAGCAGGATATAGACTATATCCAGCGCTTTCATGCAAATGACAACATTCTAGTCCAGGTATTTTCGAATGATTCCAGCCATTCTGTTACGGCTTATTTACGCAATTTAGTATCAGGCAATCAAATACCCGTTTCTTTTTCTGAATATCAGGTGAATGATACGATAAAAATGTATTATTCCGCAATAACAGGACTTCATGATGCTGTATATGTACTTGAGGTAGCGGATGCTTCTGGCAATTTCTATGCCGTTAGCGAGCCCTTCTCAATATGTTCTGATAGCCTCATTTTGGATGAGACATGTCTTATTAGATGCTCTCACAAAGATAATAATTCTCCTTTTGACAATATCTTCTGGCCGGGTGAAGATCAGTTGTTTTTTGAATTCAGAATAGAGGGAGGATTCAAACCGAACGGTTATTCTGCAAAAGTTGAGAATGAGCAATTTCGGAATCAAAAACAGGAAATTATAGAATTATATTCAATTCCATATGACACGTTTTCTTTGTCGTGCGGTAATTCCTCAGGTATTCCTTATTGGTTTGTCCAATTCATAAATAAATCCCTATGTCTTTCCGATTTTTATATAAATGACACGGCTTATGTTCGCTCTGGAAATTCGGTGCCTGAAGTAACTCAGATATCGGAGGATAGTCAGATGTTTTGGGCTTCAGTCTTATTGGAACAGAGGGAGAATAATCTTTCAGGTTTGGGTGGAATACCTGGAGGATCATCGGCGATTAATCTCGTTGGGTTTAATATAAACAATCCCAAGGAGGGAGAGATGTTACAGTATGATTCTTCCCAATTAGCTTTTGTAAATACTGACAAAATTGAAGTGTAATGAAGAAGAAGGTAACAAAAGAGTTATGGTATGGAAGTGAGATAGACGAGGATGGCAATCCGGTATATCCTCCGTTGGCACCTTCTGAAGCAAGGCATTTAGAAGGATTGAATCAAGGGGAAGTATATATACATAACAGAGATGAAGACCCTAAAATCATTATTGTAACCGATAAAGGAAACGTAAAAGAAATTGGCGGAGATGGTGAAGCGCTAGAGAAAAAATATATACGAAAGGATCAACCGGATGGTACCGATTTCTTATTGAGTGCTAACGGTGGCCTTGTAGTTCGTGGCGGAGAATTGATAGAAGAAGTTGAAGATTCATTGATTGAAGAATTAGAATAATATGGCAATACTAAGTAACGGTAAGTTCTACGGATTTCTTTGTTCTGTGAAAGCGACAGGACGTAAGTTGTCGAACAGCGTAAAGGAATACGCCGAAGACTTCGTGTCCGGATTTGCCGGTCATGGATGGAAGCTGTGGGAGTATATCAAGGGTAAATGGAAACTGGAGATAGACAGTCTCGTTGTTCGCGAAACAATGGTCGTTTTTGAGCTTCTTATTCAGAAGATCCGCGCGGTGAAGGGTGCACTGGGTATCACTCAGGCATGCGGTCGTATAAAGACTGCCACGCTGGATGAGTCCGGACAAAACTGGCTGGTCACCATAGAGGATGAGATGTCTTTTGTCGCACACGATTTCATCCGGTGCCAGGATTGGACGAATGGTACCCTTAAAGGCTATTGGGTCGAGATAGCCGAAATACGCAAGATTGACGGTGTTGATACAATCGTCATACCTGTCAGTGAGTTCACCGGCGGTGTAGGTTACACAGACGGCATGGAGGCTGTTGATCCGGCATTGTCGGGCATGACTACTCCGGCTGTCAGTGATGAGATTGTCCAGTTCGGTAACTCGAAGGATGTAAATCGTCAGAGTGCGATCTATCTGCATGCCGATGAAGGTGGACAGCCTGCAATCGATATTCTGTTTGGTATCAACAGCAAGAGTTTTGCCGGTTGTACGAAAATCCGTATGGGCGGTGATATTCCCGGAACAGACGGGCTTAAGGGCTTCTATTGCGAAAATGGTATGATCAAAGGTACAGACTCTAAAGGGCATGTCGTTTACTGTATCTATCCGGACGGTACTGCTGAGTTTGGAGACGGATCAGCCCGATTTGCTACAGATAAATCCGGTCACATAGCCGGAGGTGCCATTTCGTGGCATTGGGACGCATCGAAGAACAAATATGTGTGTTCCATGAAAGGAGTGGTTCTAACGTGGGATAATCTGGACGAGGAAACAAAGGAAAATCTAAAGGGAGAACCGGGTAAAGATGGCCAGGACGGTACGAATGGTACTGACGGTAAAGACGGTACAAGCCTCATTTTTATGGGGGAATTCTCTTCTGCTCCGGCAAATCCTCAGAACGGATACTGGTACCGTAATACAACAGACAAGAAATGCTACGTATACCAGGATGGCGCATGGTATGTGATGACTGAGGATGGTAAGAATGGTCTTGACGGAGAAGGAAGCATCTCTGCTGATCTTGACGATGAAATGCAGTCTGTAGCTTGCTCTCTGGACGGGACAGTGGTATCCGGTTTGCCCATCACAACAACATTCTCTATGTTCTACGGAACAACCGAGCTTCCTCTTGATTCTCTTTCTGTAGGCAGCATTACAGGCGTGACAGCAACGGCTGATCGTAGCACAGGGATAGTTAAGGTAACAGCTATTACTGCTGCGGTGGCTGATGTAATTCGTATACCCATAACTGGATGGGTAACATACAAGGGTTCTCAGTATGAACGTACCCTGCATTTATCAATAAACAAAGTGAAGCCGGGGGAAAATGGAGAGGATGGGACCGATGGAACAAATGGTCAGAACGCGGTCATTTACTCGCTTCAGCCATCGATCAATATCATAAAGAGAGATGCTGACGGGAACAGTGATATATCGAATATATCCTGCCGGGTGATGAAGACCGACGGAGCTTCTACTGTCGTATCCTCTCTGCCGGTTGGCTACTCAATGGACTATATTATAGACTCGGGGAATGCGACTAGCTATACTCCGGATAGGCAAATATCCGTCTCCGGGATAACAGATAAGATACAGTTCCGGCTTTACAATGAAACATCGGGAGTAGTACTGATCGACCGCGAAACGATTGCTGTTGTCTCAGACGGGAAGAAGGGGCTTGACGGTATAAATGGTGAAGATGGTAAAGACGGGCTCAGTATTACATGGAAAGGGGATTTATCAAGCGCTCCTGCCAATCCTCAAAAAAACTGGGCTTATCGCAATACCAGTAATGGTATCGTCTATATCTATAACGGCACCGCTTGGGAGTTGATGGTTGCGGACGGTCAGGACGGAACAGATGGTACTGACGGCACGGATGGCCTGAGTGTTTTCATTACATACCATGACAGCGAAGATGAACCATCCCGTCCGACCGGAAGCGGGACAAGCGGAGGATGGCATACTAACGCTACAAAAGATGTCGTTTGGATTTCTCAGAAAGTCGCTTCAAGCGCTTCTTCCGGCACATGGGGTGATCCTATACGATTCAAGGGATTACCGGGGAAATATACGGAGCTACGGTATAAGTATGCTTTCGGAAAGCCTGCTACGCCTACCGGTACAAATCCGGCAGGATGGTCCCTTTCTCCGGATCGGGAGGATATTACCTTCTCTTATTCGGGTAACTTTACAAAAGACGGTGATTACTATGTCTCTCCATCTCCTACATCTCATTCCTCGACATACAAGCAAAGAGTGTCGTTTACGACAAGAAGAGCTAATCAGATGATACATATAGAGATTGATGTATCATCTGAGCAGAACTACGACAAAGGTATCGTAGAAGCCCTTGATACATCATATAGCAGTTCCAACGAACATGCCTGGGAGGGAAGTGGAGTAACCAATGCGGTGGTGGATATTGCAGTGCCTACAGCCGGCAGTCACTTTGTTGAAATTGTATACACGAAAGACGGCAGCACAAGCAGTAACGAGGACAGAGTCAAGTTTCGTATGCTCGATCCTACTACCTGTTGGTATTCCACCGCAGTGATTGATGGTAAAACAACTCCTTCCTGGAGCGAACCTGTCATATTCCCAACGGACTCCAAGACCGAGGAGCAGGTTTACCTGCTTGCAAAGTCTAAGCGTAATGTTATTGACCTTCCGACATCCAACGAATACGTTAACGAATACATTGGTGATGCTCCTGAATACAGTAGCTCAAAATTCTATTCGGCAGGTAACATAGTAAAATACAATGATGTATACAAGGTAGCTATTCAGGCGCATTCGGGGATTGCTCCGACCAATGAAGCATACTGGGAAGATGTGCTCTGGTGGGTGGATAATCCTCGTGGAGCATCGGAAACTTATCCTTATGAGTATACTTGTGAACGTACTCTACAGGGTGGAAAGTGGGGAGAATATAAGAACTATCGTCTCTTTGGTCATTACGGGAAGGACGGTGAACCGGGTGCAGATGGCAAACCGGGAGAGGATGCAAATCTCCTTCCCTGGGTAGAAGATTGGAACAATAATAAAACAGAAATAGGTGGAGAATACCTTATTTCACCTAAGATATTTTCTGGAACCAAGGATAGCAGTGGGAAACTGACCGGAGTCGCGTTAGGAAGAGACTGTGTAACTGTTGATGGAGAAAAAAAGACAGGGATTTTTGCTCTTGATCAGGACGATCTTATGCTTGAACTCGACCCTTTGAATAAAAGGTATGTATTCCGGGGTACAAATATTATCGGTTCTCCTAATGGGCAGAGAGTGGTTATTAGTCCGGATAGCAAGGATATTAAAATATTTGATGATAATAACAAAAATGTTCTACGTATTGATGGGGCCAGCAAAGACTCATTAAATGATTTGTTTAGCCAAAATATTCCTACGATTAATGTCAAGAACATTCCGGCATCTGTTCCAAGTCAGGAAAGAGAATACATGGTGGATATTACTGACCCTATATATGTGACTGGGAATGTAGCACTTGATGGACGATTTTTCGGTGGTTATACTAGCTCATCCCCTAATACAATATTTGTTGAAATCATTCTTAAGGCTTATAGCGATAGTTCATTGCAAAATATCATATATGCAGATTATATATATTCAAAGGTTGTCTCATACAAAACAGAACACATCTTCAACGATGAAATGTTTACAGGATTCTTAGTAAGCGGATATAATGTATTGTCCTTAAGACTGGCCATGTCTGAACAATATCCTCATAGTTTTTCTATAAATAATATGTCTATCACTCCTGTGGTAAACGAATATTTATCCTCACTTTTTGCAAATGGAATATCATTAGGAACTTCTTCTAAGAATCTTTTTTCTGTCATGAACAGAAGGGTGAATGGTATCAACTCAATACAAGCAATTTTATCAGATGGTACATCAGGACTGAGATTGGATAGTAACGGCCTGCAATCGTCGAGAAATGGTCGCTGGGGAATGGTACCTTCTATAATTTGTTATGGAAGGGCGTATTCTACGCCTTCAAACGCTTATATAAGAAGATGTAAAAGTTATAATGGTGACATTCCGACTATAACTAGGATGTCGTCAACAATGGGATATTTAAGAATGAATATTCCTTCTTCATGGACTACTGACGGATTTAGCGAAAGTACTGTTCAAATCATGTTAACGGGATTTGGACAATCGAGAAATGGTTCTGCTTCGAATATGAGTGAATTTCTAATCAAAGCAACTGTGCTTTCTGTAACTTCTAGTGAAGTGTATATCGGATTATCAGATGATGATACGGGAAATGATGGAGAATTTTATTTTGAAATGAAATGGCTTTAAAAAGATATATATGCGAGCAAAAGGTACAATAATCAAGTTGGCAATCTCCATCGACCTCCCTTCGGGGCTGACAATGGATAATGTGGACTTCCAATGCCGCTTCTTTGTCTTCTCCGCCTCACAGACGATAAAGAAGTCTCAGATGGTACGCATTAATGAGAACAGCTACAGCTGCTATGTTGACACTAAGATTATCGGATCGGGGGAAATCTGGCTGGAAACTACGGCTTACCTTCCTGACTCCGACTATGAAGGCGGAACAAGAGTAGAGGTAGATAAGATGAATACCGGTATAAAGACAGTGTAAAATGGGATGCATATCTGTACATATCGAAGCTATCAAGGGCATTGGAAATGTATCGGCCAAAGCTGATGAGATGAAGGTTTCCGCTTCGGCAACGGGTATGAAGGTGTCGATAGGGGTTGTCTGTGATGTTGGTAAACAGGCTTATCTAAAAGTTGACCCTGATTACATATGGCTGATGCCTTCGAATAACTTCGAGGATAACGTCGATGTGTTGTCCAATGTGGTATGGCATGCTGTGCAGGAAGAATGATATAGTTAATTGAATTGTTTTATTTAAATTTTGTATTATGGCAAAACCTAGTTGGTTAAAATTAAATCCGTCTACCGGATCAGGTAACGGGACAATTGCAAATAGCGCAGACGCTCACACAGGGCGTACTGCTCGTACAGGAACAGTAACGGTGACCGGTGTCGGTGTATCCACCCCTTCGGTCTATAAGGTAACTCAGTCACCGAAGTCTGAGTTTGCTTCCTTTGATAATGGTTCTGAGATGTCTGCTCCTAAAACAGCAGGAACAGTGACCATCGAGGGTAAAACAAACTCTTCGAAATTGACGTTTGCGTGGGCGGGAAGCGTAACGGATGTTACCTTGCCTGCAAAGTATAGCGCGAATGGAACTCAGACTAACAATGCGGCTACTATTGCCGGTGACCCGGGAGCTACTGCGGAATTTCCTTTCTCTATCGAGTTGGAGTTTCCTAAAAACGATACTATCGAAGAGGTCGTTAGAACCTTAAAGGTGACGGCCAATGGCGGACAGGCTGCTCAGATTGCTATCAAACAGGCTGCCGGTGATGCTACATTGTCTGTTTCTCCGACGGAAATTACTATTCCTCAGAGTGGATCTGCTGTATCCGTCAATGTTACGTCTAACACTTCTTGGACTGCCGCATAATGAGCATGCAGATTCCTTGGAAAGAAGGAAAAGGCAACATCGTTATCACTCCCGGTTCAAATGGAACCGCAAGCGTGTCAAGCGATGTTGCCAACGAAGGACTCGACAGGGAGCAGACTGTTGTGTTTAGGACAACTAATAGTGGAGTACAGGCATCTGTCTCCACTACCATCTCCCAGATAGGCAAGAGACAGGCATTTGCTGTTGCTGAAGGACGTTTCTTGCTGTCGGATGGAAGTACGTTTAATGTGATTAAAAAAGAGTTTGCATGAGTGATTATAATAGCGGATTTACAGGAGATAGAGTTGTAGAATTGCTAAACATGATTCCCAACTTAGCAAAGGCAGACTTGTCTAACGCTATGACTCTATCCTTGGGCATGAACGGATATGCTAAGTTTAATAATGGTTTATTGATTCAGTGGGGATACAAGTCAAGCTCAAGCAACGACACCTATGTGTATTTACCACTATCATTTTATAATACCAGTTATGTTCCTGTGATTACCTACTACGAACCGGGCAGCGGTATGAATGTTGTTTCTGGTTTTATAATATCGGTAGGTACAAACCTTTTTAGAATACGTAGTAGATATACCGTTGGGGATAGTAATGGTACTGGCGCGGGAACTAATCCTTTTTATTGGATAGCCGTTGGGCGTTGGAAATAAATAATATTATGGCAAAATATTGGAAACAAGGATTCTACGATGAGCCACAAGAAGGTTCAGTAGAGATAACGGAAGAATACTGGCAGGAGTTGCTGGACGGTCAGTCATCCGGAAAGGAAATAAGGGAGAACGAAAGCGGCTATCCCGTATTGGTTGATCATGAGTATACCCTTGATGAACTAAAAGAGATGAAGATAGCGGATATTAATGCTTATGACAAGTCAGACGCTGTGAATTCATTCACTCTCTCCGGAAAGAGAATGTGGCTTACCAAAGAGGACCGCGTAGGTCTTGTTAACTCAATCAATATTGAGAAGCAGGCCGGAAGACTGGATACCGTTTTATGGTTTGATGCGGTAAAGTATACGATACCTGTTTCAAGTGCTCTCCTTATGCTGAACTCATTAGAGTTATATGCTCTTGATTGCTATAATGTGACGCAGCAGCATATTGCTTTCGTTCGGGGATTGCAGACGGGAGAGGAAGTCGAGTCTTACAACTACAAGACCGGTTATCCGAATAAACTAGAGTTTTCATTATAAACAGATAAAACTATGATTTTGGCAATACTATCATTATTGGTTTTCGCATCTTATGTTGGTGTGATGATTTACAAGACAAAGGGTATCCCTTATTCTATTTCCGATACCTATTACATTCTGAGTAACAGGTATTGGTTCGGTATATGCATGATTCTCCCGTCTTTGTTGTTGCTTCCGGCCGCATTGGATGCAAGTACAGAAAACAGTCAGTTCCTGATCTTTCTTTCTGTAGTCGGAATGATTGTATTGGGAGTATCCCCGAATTTTAAAGGAGCACACAAGAAAGCTCATATAGCCGGCGCGGTGATGTCGCTTGTATTCTCCCAAATATGGGTAGGATGCAATTCGTGGTATTGGCTGCTGCTATGGGCTGCATTTCTGATCTACGCGATAACGTTTGTAGTCAAGAATTGGTCCGGAAACCTTATATGGGACCTGACGGCATGCAAATCGATGTTCTGGATTGAGTTAATTTCATTGCTAACCGTTTACTTGACTTGTTTGCTATGAAGGAAGCTATAGTACATACAACTACAGGCGGATTTGCGGCAATCGCTACCGCATTTGTTTCCGAGTCATTGCAGAATATGATTCCGTGGCTGATTGTATCATGCGCGGTAATCCTTTGTGATCTTCTCTTCGGTGTCAGAAAAAGTATGCTAATGGGTGAAAAAGTCAGATTCTCTCGTGCAATTCGCGCTACTATGGGAAAGATGGTTACTTATTTTGCTTTTGTCTGCATGGTCTGCATGATCACTGTGGCAAGTCATAGCGAATATCCTATCGATGTATATTCCTGCTTATTGGTATGCTTTATTGAAGGGTGTTCGATTGTCGGCAATATATTGAAACCAAAGGGGATCAATATAAATGTAATTGGAGCTTTGGGAGTCTTTGGAAAGAAGGTGTTCAAGGTTGATAAAGAAGATGTGAAGGAGATTATAGAAAAGGAGAAGTAAGTATGAATTTATACACTATTATTTATGTTCTTCCCTTTTTGCTTTTTATCATACTCTATGCATTTGCGGAGAATAAGCCCAAAAATGGCAAAAGGAGTGTAAAGAATCGCAGAAGCTTGAAGAAACGTAGTTAAAGCATGTTCATATCCTAGGATGTAATCTGAAGGAGATATAAGTAATTTAGACGATGTCACTAATATGGGAAGAATTAGTATAAAGGCTTCTAGTTTGTATCTTCTTTTTGATATAGAAGAACATAGACATAACCATATAAAAGAAAAGTAAATGGATAATATAGAAGAAGTTGCCGTAAATATGATTTGCAAATATACATCGAGAGATTTAAACTCTGGTATATATAAATACAAAATAGAAAAGCATAGTGGCAGTTGTATGCAAAATCCTGTAAATACATTCTTTTGTTCAGCGTTATAGCTTTTTATTAATTCTGAAATATCCATAGGTGTATCATTTTTTGCAAAAGTAATAAATTATAAAATAGAAAATGAATATGATAAATAAAATCAGCGCATTAGCCGGCAAGCTTCTATCCATGATAGGCATAGACGGCATAGCCCACATTATAGTATGCCAGAATTTGGTTATGTGGCTATCAAAATATATTCCGCTATGGTTAGCGGTCGCTATAACCGTTGCGATCTTTATTCTGAAGGAAATATACGACAAGTATTGTAAGAAAAGCGAGTTTTCCATCAAGGATATTATCTGTGATTGCGGAGGTTTGGCGTTGGGAGTATTAACATTAATTTTATAGGAGGAAAAGTATATGAAAAGAGAAGATATAGACTCAATCATCATTCACTGCTCGGCAACACTTGCCGGGCAAGACTTGCGAGCTAAGGATATTGACCGGATGCACCGGGCGCGTGGCTTTAATCAAATTGGCTATAACTTTGTAATTGATTTAGATGGTACCGTAGAAAACGGCCGGTCATTATCCATTGACGGAGCGCATTGTAACACAAAAGGTTTTTCCGGTATTAGTTATAATAAACACAGTATCGGTATCTGCTACATCGGTGGTCTGGACGCGAGTGGAAGACCGGCCGATACTCGTACTGTCGAGCAAAAAACAGCATTGCGCGAATTGATAGCGAAGCTCTGTAAAGAGTATGATATCATCGAGCTGCTCGGTCATCGGGATGCTTCACCTGATCTGGATGGATCGGGTGAGGTGGAACCGGCAGAATTTATCAAGGCGTGTCCTTGTTTTGATGTGCGGGCAGAGTATCCGAATTTTTTACGAAATACAGTGATAACAGCAAAAAAATAGGAGGAATAATCATGAAAGAAACAGCTATAACCTTTACGAAGGGTGCGAAGAACTATGTAAGCGATGCCGTTCAGGTAAATTCTGCGGAAGTAGGATTGCAGATTACATTTGAAAAAGGTGGTAAGCTTTGGGTGTATATAAGCTATGACGGAGAAAACTTCCCTGTTGTAGAGAGTAGAAATTACGATAAGAAATTCGCTCGTCCGGTCGTTGGTTGCATCCCCGGACAATATCTCAGAATCGAATGTGAAACGGAACCGGTAAAGGCTTCTATTTTTGAATCAGAAGAGTGATGAACGCAATAGGATTAAATCCAATTAAGCTTGATGCGATAGGGCTTGATCCTATTCGCATGAATGCGATACGCTTGGGAGTTCTGGGAGCTTCTTCGGACTCCGGTCGTCCCTACATCGACCCCGAACTACTCAGCCACGTTAAGATGGCTATATCCACCTGGGGCAAGACAAACGACGACCCTGACCGGGCTGTTTTGAAGGACTTGTCCGGCAACGGAAACGACATGCACCTGCTGAACTTCGGATTTGCGGAGGGCAGTGGGTATGGATTACCGGGAACCGACTTCGAAGGCTGGCTATGTACAGACGGAGTAGACGACATGATCGTCAGCGAAAAGACCGTTGACGAAATTATAGGAGATAGCAAGGAATGTACTGTCATTAGCATAATTAACTATATTTCCGATATAGGCTCTGATCATGTCAATGTATTGGGCAAAAGGTTTATCCGGAATAATATGTTCGAAAGGAATGGCCTTAATGGCAAATATTATATTTGTGGATATACGTCCTCAAGTATTAACGAGATAGGAAATGTTACGGTTGTCAATGATATTTTAGGAGATAAGAATGATTTCACTGCTAGCTATCCTACAGCTGCTGGAGTTGCTGATTATTTTTCAGTTATCGGATATCTTGATACAAATAATGTTCCTCGAAAATGTGTTAAAATTGCCTACGCAGGAGGATTCATCGCTAATAAAGTTCTGACCACTGACGAAATCAATCAGATCATCGCCTACTATAACCTTGACCGTCCGGGACAGATCATCAAGCCTCAGTTGTACTACAACATCAAGAAGCAGGGTATCACCAACGAGAACCATGCAGAGTTTAACGATCAGTTGATCGACTTTGTAGGAGGTCACAACATCCAGTTAAACAATATCGGTTGGGAAGGGGAGAGTGGTATCAATAGCTATCCGGTTGTGTTTGGTGCTAATAAAACTTGGGATAAAATGGCTAGTAGTAATAATACTGATTTTATATTTGAGCTTGCTGGAAATTCTATCCACCTCACAAAAGCAAATGATAATTTAGCCTTATTGTTTACTTATGTTTATAAAGACGGAACAGTTAATGAAGTTTCTATTCCTACTTTTAAACTCAAAGTAACCGGACTTAAAGAAGGTCAAAATGTTGTTTATAATTATGTTTCGGAAGATAATGTTAGTGATATTACCTCGATTAGAATCACTGAAGATGGAGAATATGTTTGTCCTAAGAGCACTATATTTGTCCCAGCAGAAATTTTATCTAATGTTTGGATAGGATTTAAAGTTAACCCAGAAAATATAGATTTGGATATTACTATCGAAGTCCTCCCCACCATCGAACACGCTCTCAGCCTAGACGGAATCAACGACTTCGGCAAGGTGACCGGTCTCCCTGTTTTGAAGGACTATACAGTTGTTGCCGATTATGAAAGAATTAGGATAAATATCGGCTCTAATGGTGATGCTGCTGTATTATCTAAAGCTGAATCACAGAACAATGGAGCTTTTATGTTTAATACTATATCCAATAATGGAGAAAAAATTTCTTATTCTTTCGGAGGTAGAAATATAATTAATACAGATGATACAATAAGAAGAGTTTTTTATCAGTCTAAGTATATAAATAATGGTCAATACATAAATATTATACCAACATTTGTAGATAGTGATAAATTATGGCTTGGTACATATAGAGACAACGATACTAGATTTGCTAAATTAGCATTATGGTCTCTCATGCTCTTCCCCTACAGCCTCTCCGAATTCCTCCTTGAACGCCAACTGAAGAAGTATAAGGCAGGAACGCTATATCCGGATATGATCGAGTTTAGACCGATTGTAAAGAGTAACATCCCTTACTCCTCGATCTCCTACTCAGTTAATCCGGGAGTGTATGTAACCGAAGGTAGCACGGTAACTATCACCATAACCTTGTCAAACGCTTCTGATAAGCTGATAGGCGTATCATCTAACGCCATCAGCGACATATCCATCTCTGGAGACAATGGAACCTACGAGATAACCGGAAAGGTCACCAAATCTCCTCAGAAGATCAGCATAGTTATCTCCAGCTACTTGACAATGTTAGGTAACGATACTTTAATTTCAAATGAAACATTAATTAAAAACGAATAATATGGAAAAGATATTTGACATAGCAAAAGACTCCGAAAAGTCGTGGGGAGTCATTGCGCAAGGGATAGATGGGAACTTTGAGAAATTAGCCTCAAAAGTAGATGACATTACAGGAATATTTATCTTTAATGGGGAGGCTATTTGGGGTACAACCCTTGACAAGAAAATAAATGTATCACGATATAAGGGGAAGACACTGAAATTTTTTGCATCCAATAGTTCTATTTCTGGCACAACAGCAAGGCTATTGCAAACATCTACCGATGATTCGAGCGGCATTATTGAGGGTAAGGAAATATCCGTAAAGATTGGGGATCAATACGATGTAGAAATAGACTCTGCTTGTAAGAAATTATGGCTATACTCATCCTCGTCTCAGGATGATGTTGTCCTTGCTGTCAAAGTGTATGTAAATGGCTATGAGATAGACACTAAAAAAGCGATATCGGAAATTCGGGATGAGATTTCCGATATCAGTAGTGATTTTCCTTCAATCGTAGCAAACGATAATACTCTCATTGTAAGTAAGAAGTGCGATGATGGTAAAACAATGAAAGTTACCTTCGCACCTTTTGGTCCAAATTCTCTATGGCAATTAAAGAATATATCTTTTTATAGTGAAAGTGGAGAGCAGCTGATGAGCAGAAGCACCAATACAGATTCCGTTGGCCCATATCATGTTGCGGCCATCGATAATATAGATGGTGGCAATCCTTCTGCGATATCACGCTTCACAGGAGGCTGTCATGGTTATAATGGAAACCAGAGTGGGGCGGCAACAGCTTCCAGTCTCGTAGGTTACAAAGCGACCAAGCATTTGGTAACCATATCGGTAACCAATAAAATACAGGGTTATAATACAATTAAGGAGGATGGTAGTGGAAGGGAGATTATCAAAGAGGAAATTCGGTACATCTTTAGCGCTGAAAACGATGATATTTTAGTCCGTAATTCCATTACAGCGCTTGAGGATGTGACAATAGAATTATATTATGGCCTTCAAATTGCTTTTGCGAGAGACTACGTAAAGTACAATTGCGGAGAGAAAAGTGTATGGCACGCCAAATCCGAGTCCTCTTCCTATATTGGAGACACCCTTGATTCAGTGGAGGCGAAATCTGACCATTTTGTACAAAGGATGTTTTTAACCAAGAAAGGGCTAGGATATTTTTCTTATGTCCCATCTACCCTAGCAAAAGTGTTTCAGGAAGATAAGGTCTATTACAACTTAATTAGACAGAATGTTAGTCTTTCGAAAGGGGAGAGTCTGTACTTCGAAGGGGGATATGCTTTTTCTTATGATGACATTCCCCATGGTGAATTTTAATAAACCAATGTTTAAAAAACAATGAAATACGCAGTAGTAACAATCGATTGGCTAGCCCAGCACGGTTTGCTGGCTATCCCGACAATGAGAAAAAGCAAAGACGGTAGTAAGGTAATCCTCCACGAAGAATTTCTGACTCCTTACAAGGACGAAGGGTTTCCTGTGTACTATTTCGACAGCCCGGAACTGAACGACCTCCTGGCAAGCGAAGAATGGTCATGGACGGAAGAGGAACGTCCGGAAGGTAGTGCGGAATATATCCAGGTAGCTGCCGCACAGAATTTGATTAATGTGACCAAAGCGGGAATCCAGACGATGTCCTTAACTGATGGTGAAGCGTTGAAAGTTAAGTCCATGTACCCGCATTGGAACGAGTTTATCGACAAGTCACTGACAACTGGAATGAAAGTTCAATATGACGATAAACTCTACCGGGTAAGGCAGAGCATTGCAACCGTTTTGGAGAATCAACCGCCATCCGTTGACACCGCAGCACTTTATGAGGAAATCAACGAGACTGCTGCCGGAACGAAGGATGATCCAATCCTGTATAACAACAATATGGAGCTATTTGCAGGTAAATATTATTCGCAGGGCGGTGTAACATATCACTGTACACGAGATACTCAACAGGCGGTGTATGCGGATCTAAAGGACCTTGTCGGGATTTACGTTGAAGTAGCATGAAAGTACTACCTTGGATATTAGTTTGTCTGCTTATAGGTTTGGTCGTGTGGATGCGTTGTAATCCGCACGATCCACAGACCATGTATGTAAAGGGAGATACTATAAGAGTGAGGGACACTATAGTTGACATCGTGCTTATGCCGGTAAAGGAAACTCTGAAGCGTACCGATACGGTGTATTTGCCGATTATAGTAGATACCACTACCGATAGGACCGTAGAAGGTGATTCGGTTCCGGTACTTATACCGATAACAAGCAAGGAGTATAAGACCGATGATTACCGGGCGGTGGTTAGTGGCTATAAGCCTAGTCTTGACTTAATGGAAGTGTACAGAGAAAAGGAAATCATTACTCTTAAACCAAAGCAAAAACGCTGGGGCCTTGGCCTGCAAGTAGGCTACGGTTATCCAAGTGGATTGTATGTCGGTGGTGGAGTTAGTTATAACTTATTTATGTGGTAATACCGGCACTATCTTCACAGACCGTTTCCGGTATGAAAAGTTTAAGCTTTATTGATATAACAATTGCCTGCGGAAAATGTTTAAGAAAGGAGGACAAAATGAGACATTAATTGATTATTCAGGATCAATTCGAGGAACATCTCGGAATGATTATTAAGCACTAAGTTACCGGTAAAGTAGAAGGCCGGTTATCATAACAAATGTAGCTCTTTCGGGGGATAGAGTAAAAAGAACCCCCGACACTAAAGTTGACGCCAATCAAACTTTTAAACATACAAAAGCATGCATAGATAGTGCCAGGGGTATAATGTCCTTAACATTTCTATACATGCTTTTGTTCTTTCAATAACCGTAAGTTTGATTGGCAAAGGCAAAAGTACAATAAAAAATTAAATTACTATGTGTAAGTCAGAGATTTTTGCCGAGATTCTAAATGTTGTTGGAAAAGAAACTGAAGTTTCTACTGAATTGATCCTTTCATCAAGTAAAGTTACTGAAGTTGTTGACGCCCGTTCTATTGTAGTATTCTTCCTCGCTGAATACGGGCTATACCCTGAACAAATAGCGACTTTGCTTCACAAGACATCCGCTAGTATCCGCTACCTTATATCTACTTTTGAAAGCCGTAAACTGGCAAACAAAATGATTGCAATATATCTGCAAAATATTCGCAAATCGCTTGAAAATGAGCTCTGATTTATGCAGTCCCTATTATATACTTTTGTGATGCGGTTGATATTGACCGTAATAAAAAAGTATAAATCTCTATGGAAAGAACGTACGTTTTTAACCAGGACGGTGGAGCGGCTTCAGGAAACGGTCTGCTTGCTTCTATTCTTCCGTCTTTGCAAAACAGAGGAGTTGACACCGGTTACCTGATGGGGCTGCTTGGAGGCGGCAATGGCAACGGTGGCTTCTTTGGTAACAATGGTGGTTTTCAAGACATCATTGCGCTTATTGTGATTGCAGCTATTTTCGGAAATGGTAATTTCGGCTTTGGCGGCAATAATAATCAGGGAGCGAACGAAGGAAGGGAGATGATTATGCAGACACTTAACCGAAACGGTGTCGACATTGCATCACTGGCACAAGCCGTGAACACTTCTTCCGATCAAATCCTTGCCGGTATTAACTCCGTATCACAAGCAATCTGTGGGCTTGGTAATCAAATGGGTCAGAACACCAACAGCATCCTTACTGCAATCATGCAGGGCAACAACGCTCTGACATCTCAAATCTGTAGCTGTTGCTGCGACATGAAACAGCTTGTAACCACACAAGGATATGAGAGCCAGCTTGCGATGTGCAACCAGACTAATACATTGGTTAATACTGCAAACCAGAACGCATTGTCGTTACGTGACGGTGCTACTGCCAACACTAATGCTATCCTTGCCAAGTTGGATGCAATCCAGAATCAGGCATTGCAGGATAAGATTGCATCTCTTACTGCGGAAAAGGCAACTCTTACTGCAGAAATCTCCCAACGCAATCAGAATGCAACAATTTTGAACGCAGTAGGTCAACAGATTGCTCCTCTTGCAGCCGGATTACAAGCATTGCAAAGCGATGTTGATGGAATCAAATGCAAGTTACCCAACACGGTTCCGGTTCAATACCCTAACATTGTTGGTGTAAACATGGATACTTACCGTGCGGCTGCTTTCGGTGCTTATGCCGGTGACGCAGCATACGGACGTGGCGGATGCGGTTGTAATAACTACTGGGGTTGATCCGGTAAGAAAGGAGGTAGCTATGTGGCCTAACTTTTTTACAGGATTTCCCTTTCTGTTTCCGACACTCGGAAGGAATAATAACAACACCCTTCCGACAGTAGGTGTAACGGTCGGCACGGAGAATGTGACATTGGAACTTCCCAATCATGCATTCCGCAACAGAGATTATGTCGGAGGGTTCTATGTCAATCTTCGTCAGGCGATCCCTGCTGGTACGACTGCAACACTTCCGATACTGATAGGGACCAACGGGGACACAAGACCGTTGATGGCTTATAACAACGAGCCTGTAACAGTCGCTAACCTAGCTGGTACAGGTATCTATGAAATCCATTATAACAAGTATACAAACGAATTGTATCTGGTAAATGGAGGATATAGACCGACTACTCCGACGGCTTCAACTTCGGAAGCGGTAGCAGCAAAAAGCAAGTAAAACACGGGCTATCGTGTAATGCGGTAGCCCTATAAAATCAATCACTATGTTTCAATCGTTAAGAGCAAATAATCAGTTGTATATTCTTCATAAGGATTCGCATCCTTATATTGAAGTAGGATCAGTAGTAAGTGTTTCGGCCCCGAAACCCAAGTACCCTATGCCTACTCCTATTGGTCAAATTCCCCAGACGGAAATGGTTGTGGATATTGTAATTAACATAAACGGACAAAACACAACCTTTCAGAATCTTCCGGCAGGAGGAGACATTGCGGATTTTGGACAGAACGGTAATATTGTATTATCCTGTTCCCGTGATGCAATGAACTCGGAGGTCACATCTATGAAACAGAAAAGCATTGATATTCTGAACAGCATAGATTTTCATCAAAGCGTAATTACCGGCTGCGACAAGATGCTAACCGTTCTTAACCCGGAATTTGCCGAAAAGCAAAGACAGGAGCAGGAAATAGCATCATTAAAAGGCCAAATGTCCGAAATGAGCAAGAATATGGCGGACCTTATGGAAATGAATAAACGGCTGATGGAACAACTTGGAACGAAGGAGACATCTAAAAACAGTAAATAATATGGGAATGTGGACAATTAGAGAAGAGCATGATGGATATGATCGTGACTTCGGAATGAGAGGAAGAAACGAGGTTGAAGAAGCCTATCGTGAAGGCTGCCGTCATGGTTATGAAAAGGCTATGAGTGAAATGCGTGGCGGTGGAATGGGATTCCGTGATAATGGACGTTATGACGGTGACGGCATGAACGAACGTCGTATGCCTGGCTATTTCCCTGAATCCCCTATGTACGGAGATATGGGAGAGCGCAGACGCAGACGCTCAAACGGTGAGTTCTATTAATCGTATGAGGGGAGAAATCCCCTCTTATTCTAAAAAGCAATTAATTATGGGACAAAGACTAGATACGTATGACAAGATGCCGCCGGCAATGAAAAATTATCTGTCATTATACGGTTGGCACTTCTCTAAGAAGATGTGTGAATGGGCTGTTTCTAAAATGGAGGTTGAGAACAAGACTACCAAGCAGGAGGAAAAGCTCGTTCCGATCAAAAAGGAAGAGGTGGAGGAGCTTCTGAAGAAATACGGAATTAAACTGGAGAAAGACGCCGGGTACGATTGCGTATATGTAGCCAATATGGCGAAAGCTGATTATTATAAGAGTTCCATCATGGATGAAGCCCATCTGGCGTTATTTGTGAAGGATTATATAGATGATCCAGACGGATATGACGGACTTCCTTTTACCCGTTTCTATGCAGATTGCATCGGAAGCGGCACACCTATAATATGGGATGATATGCTCTGATTATGATAGTTCAGGATTTCTACATACCGAAATATGATTGGAGAGTTAGGGTGTATTATGCCGTAACGACTTACTGGACCAGTGAGATTCTGTGCGAACTTCACCGTATCGGTTGTAGAGGGGAGGATTTCAAACAAGCGTACAGAAACCTCTCTTCCGGGGCTCTCAATACCGGTCTTACTTATTCGGACTTTGAGGACCGTGAGACTGTTATGGTAATTGCTCTCACTTCTTCCCCGGGAGAGTTCCAAAACTCATGGGACCACGAAAAAGGGCACTTGTGCCGGCATATCTCACAGGTGTTCAATATTGATCCCTATGGGGAGGAAGCCCAATATCTTTCCGGCGAGGTAGGTCAGAAGATGTTCCCAATAGCGAAGAACTTCTTGTGTGAACATTGCAGGAAAAACTTATGTCGAAGATATTAAGGGGCATTTTGTTAGAAATATATGTAACAGGCGAAAATGAGAGAAAAAGACTACATAGATGATTTGATTTCACAGGCCGACGACCGGTATCACTCGGATTTCTGCCGGCTCCTGCTGGTGATGCTATGGAACGCCTAGAAAGGTGGTTGTATTGGCTGATTCCTCTTGCAATTATTGCAAGGGTTATATCTTTGTGTGTATAATTGATATTGTAACTTGATGAGTGTAAAACATATAAAATAATCTATTTTTTATTGCAATTTATCTTCTACCTTTTGCAGATACAAATTAAATTCATACATTTGCAGCACATGATTATGCCTTTGGCTTACGTTTGTCCCCCTCTTGATAATGGGCATGCCTAACCAAAGGCCATTTTTTTATTTTATGAAAACGCGTCCAAATACATCGTACACAGAAACCCCTATAAGAGTTGCCATATTAATTGATGGTGGGTATTTTATAAAACGCTATAATGCAATGTATAATAAGTCCGGCAAAAAGACAGCATTAACTATTGCCAATGATTTATATACTATATCCCATTCTCATGTAGGGAAAAATAATTATTTATATCGCATTTTTTATTATGATTGTGTACCATTCGCCAAAAAGATACATAATCCTGTCTCTAATAAATGCATAGACTTTTCTAAAACAGAAGAGGCTATCCGCAGAAGTGAGTTAATAAACGAACTTAAGAAAAAGAGAAAAGTCGCTCTGCGTCTAGGTAATATTAAAGAAGGCAAAAGATGGCTTTTCTATGATAACACAATGAGAAAATTATTAAAGAAAGAGATTTCTCTTGATGACATTAATGCGGATGACGTATATTATGAATTGCGTCAAAAGGGGATTGATATGAAAATTGGTGTTGACATCGCTTCTTTATCTTTAAAAGGTTTTGTAGATAAAATCGTTCTTATTTCTGGAGATTCAGATTTTGTCCCTGCTGCAAAATTGGCTAGACGTGAAGGGATTGATTTTGTTCTTGATCCTATGCATTGCGAACATATCGAAAATGATCTATATGAACATATTGATGGATTAAAAAGTATACCTTTATATCATCAGAAAGATGCAAAGAAAAAATAGCTCCTTTCCATTTATGACTGCCTCTTTTAAAATGGAATTGCCCGGTATACAACATGCCGGGCTTTTTTGTACCTTTGCCGAAAATTAAAAATCATGGAAGAGAATAAATACGACCAAGAATCAATCAGAGAGCTGCTCTCATGGGCGCAGAATACATTAAATAACAAGACCTACCCGGAAGGAGAGTTGGTCCTGGACAAATGCATCAAAGTAATAGACTGCAAAAGTCATATAGAGGCAATGATCCAGATGATCTCGAAGAACTGGGAGAATCCGACGTTTTACCCGACGATTGACATATTCCGGAGATTTAGAGAGAAATTGGAGGGATTGAGAAAGGCGGCCGAATAA